AGTTCTTTGATTCTCTTGAATAGTTCTGGATCTTCGATTATGCCTTTTAGGCTTTCGATAGCATTACTACCATCAACACCTGCTGGGAAATGTTCACCGACTAGTTCTTGAAGTTGTTGCACTGCTGCCTGTTGTTCTTCAGGATCTTGACTAGTAATAGCTGACTCTTCGCCCAATGCCATTACCCAAGATTCAAACTTTTCAAATGGATCTTCGTTGGCTATAATATCTAAGTCTTCGTTTTCTTCTATTTCGTTTGTTGTCATACCGACTATGTCGCTGTAGCCTACTCCATTTTCTTTCATTAGCCTATATAATACAGGAAATACGCTTGCGATATCTTCTTTAAAATTCCTTACAGTAAACATTTCTGTAAAGTCTTCTACTACCTCTTGTGGTACTTCTAAGGGTTGCTGTGCTTGGAATGATTCTCTATATGCTTCATAGTGGCTCTGCTTGCCTAGATTTTTGATTTGTTCACGTAGTCTTTCTAAAGCCTGTGTGCTTCTTTCTACTACTGAGTTAGTCTCGCTATTCATTAGATCGTTACGGACCACATAGTTTTGGAAACTCTTGAGTTGGGCTATTTCTTCACTCATGCTAACAATAGACTTACCGATTTCATCATATGGTAAACCGCCATTAGCGACGTGGCGTTGCATAGCTCGAGCACCTGCTAGATGGATGAAAGGATATTTGAATCTTTCACCGTCGGCATTTTCAACAAACAATGCTGAAATATTTCTTGATCTTGCACCGGGTGCAAAGTCGTCAGTAATAGCTCGACTATGTTTAATGATGAGTCTCGTATCTTCGAGCTTTTGATAGCTCATAGTTCGAGAACCGTATAAGCTGCTTTCGTTCATAACACTTTCTCCGACCGGTTGGGTCACTGTATCGTTAGTAGTTGGCTTGGGCTTATTGTATTGACTCAAGAATTCATAATCTCTTCGATCCAAGTTGTCCTTAGCGATATCTCGTGTGTCAAAACTCAATAAACGTCTTTTTGCGAACATTCTAAGTTCTTTCAAAAACCCGTACCAGTTGTTTTTCTGTCCGTCATCCATGGATTCAGTAATCCCATGGCTAAAGTAAACCTTCATGCTGTTTGGCTCTGCCAAACTAATGCTCACATGCCCTATGGGCTTTTCACCCTCCATGTAATCAAAATCAAAGAAGCGTGCCTCTTCAGGATTAATGGTTATTTGGCCTGTTTCAGAACCTAATTTTAGCCCAGTAAAACGGCTTCTAATTTTATAGAATAAATCAGTGGCTATATTGTTTCTTGCATCCATAGTAATATTTATCAAAACCCTGTGCTAATAAAGATAGGCAACGGCATGTTCTCTTCTGAGACTTTTTCCGTCATTTTGTCGTAGATCTTAGGATCCCAGTCAGCTAGTACGCTGGCCATACGTAAAATCAGCAGTGTAGACGTCACTAAGTCGTCGTGCTCTCCGGTTTTAGCACTAAATCCTAGCCCGCTAGCTACAAACGATTTCAGCTCAGAAATCAGCGGTTTGCTGTGTATGGTCATTTTCTTGGTTTCTATCATGTTCTTGAGTATAGAACAAGTAGATATTTTAGTTCTATGTGTAGTGTTAAATCCTTTACGGAACTTTCTCACATGCCCTTTGCGTATAGGTTCGCTCAAGAAAAGTCCGTAGAAGTTTTCTTCACCTATATCGTTTATAACTATAAGTGCTGCCTCACCTATATTATTGTTTTCTACACTATAATATATCTGTGGAGCAGAACCACCCTTTTCCATACCTCTATCGTGGATGTATTTCAGTATCTCACGCATAGTTTTAACTTGTTGCTGTACCGGAGTGGTGTTGTGATGCCACTCTGCTACCTGTATCATATCAGGCATTTCAAATACCTGTATAGCACCATAGTCGCCACCTGTACCTAAACTAGGATCTAGACTTACTAGGTAAGTAGCCTTGGGGTTGATGTCTTTGTACCAGCGGCATTGACCCATGGTCATCTTAGGATCTGCACCTTCGAGTTCAGAGAGTCTAACTGAGTTGATCAGTGTTTCATCAAAGATCAAGAACTCACAGTCAAACTCACGACGGAAACGTTCCTCACCGATCTTAGCACGTTCTGTAGCAGCCCATTTATCATCACGATCCGGATGCTCGTCCCAGGTAGCAAAATATGGGAAGAATCCGTTTACACCCAGCTCTTGCTCATTGCCAAACTCGTCAAACTTTTTATTAGCTTCAGTCCAGATCTGCGCAAACTGATCTTCGTCTGAGTTTGGTGTTGAGGTAATGATAGCACGACCACCTGTTGATAGTGTAGGACTTAGAGCAGTCCAGAACTCTCTAGCTTTTTCAGGCGGTTGCACAAATGCAAACTCGTCACAGTAAATCAAAGAAAGAGATTTACCACGACCAGTATTTTCTGTAGTTGTCGTTGCTTGTATACGAGCACCGTTATCGTATTCAATAGTATTTCTGTTGTAGCTGATAACACCTGCTCGGATGAAGTCGGGCAAGTTTTCATATCCGTAACGATAGCGGTTCATGATATCCTGCGCACCCTCATATTTGTGAGCAGCGATAAGAACCTGTGCTTCAGGAACAAACATAGTAAACCATAGAAGATATCCGCAGGCGCAGGTTGTTTTACCCATCTGTCGCGGTAACATAGCGATCACATCTTTGTGATTGTGATATGCTTCTATAAGTCTTACCTGATAATCGTAGGGTTCAAAATCAATAGCACCACGTACAGGATGTTGGATCTTAAGAAAGTTACGCATGAAGTATAATGGACCTGTAACGGGATCCATACACTTCTCAAGGTGCTGTACTTCTTCTAATGTATACCTATCTTGTTTGTGCGCTTTTTTGATTAAGACGCCGTCAAGTGATTTTGCCATACATTTATTTACAGAAAAAAATAGGCTCCGAAGAGCCTATCTGACTTTGCTGTTATGCTTATCTAGCTTTGGCTTCTGCTAGACGTTGTGCTAGTTCAGCTTTGATCATAGCACGTAGATCGCTTTCTGGCATTGCCATTGGGTTATCGCCTGCTTTGTAGCTGTGCTTATATTGACCCTTTTCACGGTTCATACCACCTGCTAGAGTCTTGGTCATGTATTCTGTATCTTTAGTAAATGGCTCGCCTTCTACACCGTCTGGAGTGTTAGCAAATGCTTCATCCTCTGGTTCATCTTCACCTTCAGGATCAATGTCGCCGCCATCTTGATCGTGTTCTGGTTCTTCTTTGTCTAGATCCAATGGTAACATCTTTAGTGGAGGAAGACCGCCTGCTGGCTTGTCCATTGGTTCGATTTCGATTGATGGCTCATTACCACCCATTGGGGACAATGCCTTGGGTGCTGCATCTGGGTTCACTTTTGTGATCAGTTGCATTAGTTGTTCAATGTTGTCCATGCCTTGTGCATTTAGATTAACACTTAGGCTTGGTGGCGCAGGAGGAGGACTAGACATAGGACCTTGTCCCATGCCCATTGGTTCTCCGCACTCGTCAATCTTAGCTTCAGCAACTGGCTGATCTAAGGCGACAATCTTTTTGTATAGATCATGTATATTCATTTCTTATCCTTTGTATGGGTCTGGAATCTTGTTCTGGTGTGAACCAACTGGACTCTTAGCCCCATCGCTGCCATAGTCTGGGCCCGAAGCTGATGCTTCTGATTTGATATCTTTTTGTCCTAGTTCTTTTTTACGAGCCTTAGATGCTTTTGCTAAGTCTTGTAGAAAACCTTTGTTATAATCAGGACCAAAGTAATCTTTTTGTTTTACTTTGCCTGCTTCTTTGTACTTGTCATCAGTAAGTAGGGCATCTTTAGATTGTAGATCTGTACCTTGCTGATTGTATTCTTCTGTAGGATCTGCTGAGTTCTTGACACGGAAGTGAGTTGGGCACATTTCCATTGCCATTAGCTCATTCTTAATCTCGGTAGTGATGGTTGGATATTCTGTAACCATCTCATATATAGAAACTTCGCAGTTCTTAAGATCTGGAAAATCGATAGGAAGCTGCTGGATAGGTGTGGTGTTTAGTTTTTCCAGGGTCAAAACGTTACAGCGTCCAAGTCTGGATTTTAGGTTTTCCTCAAACTTTTCAGGAACTTCGCCCGCTACCTTGATCTTGAAGCTATAGACTTTTTTGCTTTCTGTCAGATATTCTTTAAATGTTTTCATATTAATATTTAGCCCTTTTGGCTCAATTTTTTCAATAGCTCGTTGCGGTCAGTGATTATGTAACCCTGACCATTTAATACTTCTCCTTCTGGAGATTTAGTATCTTGATCGATTTTAAGCTTCTTTAGCTGTAGATCTACTGCTTTTAACTTTTTGTCTATTTTAGCTGTTTTGGCGTCTATGGCATTTTTCATCATAGTACCAGCTACTTCAAAGATGCGCCCACTGTAACGCACTTCTACATTCATGCCCAAATCCATTAGATCATCATAGGCTTTTTCTGCTTTGCTAGCTAGAGCATCTAGCTCTTTATCATCAATGTTATCTAACTCGGCAATCTGCGGCAATCCTCTAGTTAACTCAGCTACTGCTTTATAACTGTCATCAAGGCTTTGTACCTGCTGATGTGTAGGAGGCGCGGGTGCTGGCTCTTCTTCTTTTGCCTGGTCTAAGTTGAATAATTCTTCAAGTTTTTTGGTCATACTTTACTTATCTACGATTGCCGCCCTGATGGAAAATCTCATTCTCATTTACGACCCTAAACCTTATATTCTGCTGCTTGCACCACTTACTTGCAGCTTCCCATTTGGCTAGATTTTTAATATACTGCTGTTGATTATAAGCACTCTTTCCTACTTTTTCTCTTAACGTCTGACTTGCTGGCTTTACTTCAACTAGTTCGGCATGTTTCTTTTTGTTTTTATCTATATACACAATAAAGAAATCCGGAACATATATTGTTTGGCGTCCTGTCAGGGGATCTCTATAAGGTATCTGTACGCTCTCGCTAGCCCAGTTTTCGACTCCTGGGTGTTCGTCAAGCATACGCATGAATACAAACTCCCAACTACTTCTAGCTAATGGCTTCTTTAATCCTACATATTTGCTAGGATTTTTCATTTCAAAAAAACCTTGGGCAAACTTGGGCATTACGGTAAGATATTCCTAGTATGGGTTGTGTTTACTACAGGTGTAGTCCTGAATCCTAGAGTTGACGTAGAGGTTCTATTATTGTTTAAGACTTCTCCGACAAGAGAACTTAGGTCTAGTTCATTAAACCCTTTTAATGTATCCAAGATACTAAAGATAGGTGTCCCGTCTAGTTTTGCCTGCTTTAGCAATGTCGATGACACTACTGCTGCGGCGTCGTCATCAAATCCTTTGCCTTTAAAAAAAGAAACTGTGGCATCAACTTCTGAAGCGTTAAACTGCAAAGGTTCTTGACCATATGTATCAAAGAATAGGCGTGTGCCTGCTGAACTGTCAGAAGGGGTACTGATAGGTAAGTTAGTTGCCATTTATTATCCTTGATCTGGAGGTGCGATGATAGATCGCTGCGTTGCTTGTGTGTTAGTAGTGGTCGATGTATTCTTTGGAAACACAGCACCTATGACTCCTCCGACTGTAGATACCGCTGTAGCAATGTTTCCTGGATTGCTTAAGATGTTGACAGCCTCACCGGCCAGTCCTTCTTTGGTCAATCCTCTTAGATTTTTATAGGTGTTGATTCCTTTGATAGCTGTACCAAGGAATCCTCCAAAACTATCAAAAGTTGTGCCGTTAGATAAGTCACCGAATACTTGTTCTAGGCCATCGAGTACGCCGCCTTCTCCTGTAAGAGTAGCAACTCCGCCACCGGCTACACTCAAAGGACTTGGTAACAGATCATAATGTAATGTAGCAAAACCTTTGGGACTGTTAGATCTTACGGTGCCGCCACCGTATTGCACTGCTTCATATTCTACAGTCATTTGGCTTTCTAGTGTGCCACCTTCACTGTAATCAACGTTGCCGTGATTCCAAGTTTTAATACGTGGGTTTACTAATGTGTAACTCTGGAATCTCCTACGGCTCATAGTATAGATAGTAATACTTTTAAAGAAAGGAGTGCTGATTTCATTATCAAGACCATAACGGAAATTATCTTTAGGTGTCTTTGTTGGTCTTAGATGCGTTGCAGTCCACGCTGCATTTGGCTGTGTACGATCAGCGATATAGTATCCGTAGTACAAGGCCCATAAAGCATTAACGATACCGGCATTGTCATCGTGCATAGTTATATTAACGGGCTCGTAGTTTATTGCTTTGTAAACTATCTTCTTTCTATTGTATTGATTTTTGACCATCGAGTCAAAACTAAACTTAGGAAGGTCTGCACCTTTGATTAATAAACCAAACTCGTCAGCATGTCGATTGGTAAATGCAGGGCTTCTTAGAGCTGTTTTATCAACTTCAAATCTAGCATAGAATAAGAACTTAGTTCTTGGACTGAGTCTAAATGTATCATCTATGAATAGTCGTGTGGCATGCTGCCAGTTACTGTTAATACCTTTAGGTGTTAAAAGTCCTGCACCTACGCCATTAAGAAATCGAGTGAAGAAGTTTGCCATACTAATATTTATGCCACAAAAAAACCCGAGATAAACTCGGGTTCTTCTGAGTTAATATAACTATTAACCTTGTGCGCCCAATGCTCCAGTTGTTGCTTCTGTAGCGATCTGACGGCCAACTGCTGCACCAATACCACCAACGATACTTGTTGCAGTTTGACCAGCTGCCCATTGCTCCATGTTATCAAAGCGGATGGTTAATGCTACTGTTGCTGCTTCGTTGGTACCATAGTTTAGATCACCATAGTCTGCGTTCTGTACAAAGCAACCATATAGGTTGATAGTTTCTAGAACGTTTGGTGTTAGAGCACCGTTTCCGCCGTCTAGTACTTCGATACGTGTAGTAAACTTGTAATCGATACCAGAACGTGCTGAAGCTTGTTCCATGAAATCGTATTGCTTCTGTATCTGTTGTCCTACTAGTGCCTGCACTTGACCGCTAGCATCGTCACGTAGTGTGAGCGTGATAGTTTCAAATGTGTACTTACCAGCTAGGTATACCTTGCTGTTGTAGACATCCAACGGAATCTCTTCGAATGCTACTTTAGGACGAGTTACGTCTGCTACCTGCTTTGTTAGTTCAGTAGCTGCTGCAACGCCAAATCCTAATAGTGTCACTCTAAAGCGATACTTTAGTTTAGGCATCAGCAGCACTTGAGTGCTGACTGAGCCATTAGTTGGAACTGTTAAGTTGTTTAATGATGTGATAGGCATTTTTAAATCTCTCCTGTGTTCTTAACACGTAGTGGGATGTAAATGAACTCTACTGCCTTGACAGGACTAATAGCAATGTCTACCCATAGCTCATTACGATCAATTCTGCTTGGTGTGTTGTTAGATTCATCACAAACAACTGCGAAGTCGTATAGTGCCCTTAGTCCTACCAACTCCAGCAATAGGCTTTCACATGCCTGCTTAATCTCATCACGTGTGATTTTGTCATTAGGTTCAAAAATGTATGGACGAGCAAGTTTGTTTAGTTGGCTACGTAGGTAAACAACTAGACGAGCTACGTTAATACGATCTAATGCGCTTGCGTTAGGATCGCGTGTCTTTTGACCATAGTTAACAAGTCCAACACCATTAAAGAATGCGATTGGATTGATCTTTAGATCATAAAGTGTATCACGCTGTCCGTTGTTAAGAGCAACGGTTTGGAACTCACCTGTGTCTGCATCGATATAACCAACTGCTGTTGCGTTAGTAATACCACCACGGCGTGTGCCTGCTGGTGCAAACCAAGGATAGCTTACATTGTCGCTCAATGTTATTGTTTTTAGCATCATATGTGATGCTGGAACAACTGCGTTGTAACCACCTAGGTCTGTGGTAAATCCATTTGGATAGAACACTGATAGATAGTTGTCATAGGTAACGATACCATCATCGCCGTTGTCTGTAACTAGATTAGCGTTAGTACCCCATGTTGTTAGACTTGTAGCATCTGCTGGCAAGCGTAATGGAGTATCACCGATAACGAATGCTGTCAATCCTCGGTCGATATTCAAGTTAACCAAGTTGCTCATTAGTTCAGGATACCCTGGAGCAGCAATGATGTTGAAGTTACGACGTTCTTCGTCACGGATCTCAGCACTTGTGTCTACAACACTCTTGAGTGCGCTGACAACCACTTTGCGTTGAGCATGACGTAGGAATGAACCTGAACCGTCTTCGTTATTTGGACTTGCTGTTACCCAACGATCAAATACTTTAGCATCATTGCTGCCGGTTGCATACAATGACTGTGCCTGACCTAGATAACGTGTGTTATCTGCATCTTTGTCAACATAACTGTTATGATACTGCTTAACATTGCCACCGCTTCTACGTGTGTTCCATAGCAACATACCCTTTGGATATAGTGCTGGATCTGGAGCGTCGAAGTCGATATAGTCTGAAGATAGAAGATCTTTAATAGCCCCTGCAATATTGCCAGTTGCACCTGATACACCGTAACGTGCATCAGCAAATAGAATGCCTTCTTCTGTTGTTTGATCTGCACTGTCAATCAACACCCATGTTGCTGATGATAGACCTGCATTCTTGTAACGATATATTCTTGGATACATTTCAACATCTGAAGTATCAATCCATAGATCGTTGTTAGCTAGTGCGCCGCCATCTGGATTCTCTGTAGGCTTAGATGCACTTACAATAGGGCCACCTGACCAAGTGCCTGAATATACGTTCCTGTATCCTTTCCATGTAACACCGTTGTGTATTAGGATATCAACTTCGCTAACAGTTGGGTTGTACCATAGTTGACCATCGGATGGCTCGTTAGTTGGAGCTGAGCTGCTTGGAATAAATCCTTCGCTAGCTAATGGTCTCCAGTTCGAGATTAGATAATCATAACCGTTAACTGCTACACCTTCTGGTGATGCATAGAAGTTTGCCAGTCCTGATTTGGTATAAGGATTGTATGTAGATCCAAATAGTGAACCAACTACACCGTCAGTATCTGTAATACGGATTTCGCCGCCTGCGGCGTGTGTAATAGTTAGACTATTATCTTCGTTAACAGTAGCACTAACATTCTTAAGACCAACGTCTGTAAGTTCGTTATAAGCAGCGTCGTTGATGGCCTTTGCAATCTTTTCTAGGTCTGCGCTGATTGAACCAACGCTGCCTGTTAGGGCTGCGGTTGTAACAGTCATAGAGTTTAGACCGATTGCACCGACCACTGATTCGCTGATAGTGATCGATTTTGCACCTGCTGAAAATGCTGATGTCTTAGCTGGCGATGTTACTGAAGTAGCACCCTTAACAGCTCTGCGCCAGATACGGAAAGTTGCTGTACCTGGAGCTTGATTAGCACCTGTTAGCTCGTCTGCGTTTGTCTGGACGAATAGTGTATCGACAGTTAGATTCTTACCACCGCCTGCACGATCGAGCTGATAGTCAGCTTCGTGTGTGCTGCCGTATAGATAAGCTTCAACAGCTGACCATACTTTAGTTACAGTACTCCAACGCTTCATTCTCCAACGTGAACCATTGTTTGGTTCTGTGGTCTTTAGCCATACGCTACCACTTGGACGTGGTGCTGTATCATCTTCTTTAAATGCTGGAACTTGTGTATGTGGGCTTTGTACCAACTTAGGAGCATAGTGTACTCCTGTGCTGATCTTCATGATAGTTGTCCACGAACCAGTACCGTCTTCTAGGCTTAGAGCATCATTAACACTTGAGTCGCCTTCATTCTTACCGGAGAAGTAAAGATAAAGTTTTTCATTCACTACTGCACCTGAAATGCCTTGTGAACTAAAAGTATTGATAGTATTTGCTAGGTTTGTTAGCAGTGCTGTTCTATTAGCACCTGATAAAGTGATAGTATTGCCGTTGATCTTAAATGTCTGACCTGCTGCAATGCTGGTGTCAATCTTGGCGCCTGAGTATACTGTTGGATGTGAAGCAGTCCAATCTTCGCTGCCTACCAATACCCATGCACTTCCTGCTGGGTGGCTTACTGGACGCTTGTACCAGATAGTTGCCATTTCAACACTGGCGCTGCCTGACTGGAATACTACAGCATAGTTGCCGTCGACTCCTACAGATGCCTTAGGTGCTCCTGTTCCGGAATCGATCTTGCTGGCGTCATCGTCAGTTAGTACTAAAGGAACTTGTGCTGTAAATGTTTGGCCGCCTTTTGTTGAAGCTGCCATGCCGTTCCATTCTTGGATACCCCATGCTGTTGCCTTGGTGTCCATCCACCATTGACCGTTATTGGCTTCTGCTCCCGGGGCGGTTGTTTGGGGTTCTAGTTGGTCTAGATCGATGTTAGCACGAACGATAAAAACTGAGTTCGTAACGCCTAACAAGCTGTATGCTGCTAGTAAACCGTACTCGTTGCGTTCGCCACCGTGGATTGGATTATTTGTAGCTGTCTTTTCAAAGAAAGGTACGCCGAAGGTATCAATCAAATCCTTCTGGCTAGTGATCTTAAATGCTTTACCTGCATTTGCTTGTAATGTTCCTGCTGCGGTTGCTGTTCCTGCAGCATTCAACTTGTTCTGGGCTGTTGCCACAACAATCAAAGGAGTCGTACCAGGTTCAGCTGGTGTATAAAAACTCTCGTCGATTACCGTTACGGCTACGCCTGGTGATGTAAGTGATGCCATTCCCTATTCTCCTGGTAATAGTTGCTCAATGTATTTACCAGGATATTGGAAAAACACTAGGTTACAACCAAAGAAAAAGGGGTCATAAAGGGCTAAATATTGGGTGAGACCTCTTTGTAAATGCGGACAACGACCTCGAGCCGTCAACTATCATAGAGACGGCCGTACATATTATAGAAGCCTATGCGAAGTTTGCATGGCTAACGGGCTCAACCACGGAATCCCTAGATGGTATAGGGCTGGTTATCGTAAAAAATCACAGTGCGATAAATGCGGATTCCGTAGTCCACACAAAGAGGTCTTTTCAGTTTTCCATATAGACGGAGACCTGAATAACTGTCGCCCTAGCAACTTAAAAACAATCTGTGCCAACTGTGCGCAGGTACTCAGTAAGGACGGTATTACTTGGCGTCAAGGGGATCTCGTCGCTGATTACTAGAGTTCTAACCTGTGTGTAAAGATCGTCTAGCGATCCGTTGTTATCAATGATACTATCAAAATCAGTGCCAACCCAAGCAGTTTCTGACGCATGTATCTTACGCATTTTTAGATCATTGATAGCGATATTACTACCTTTATTGGCTTCTACGGCAGTTTCATACCAGTCAGGAAGAGCTCCACGCTGTACCCAGATAATCTTGCCACCTGCGTTGCGTATGCTTTGTATTTCATTAGGAAATCGACAATCGGAAATAACTACGTGATCTTTTGAGTTACGGATTTTGTTTTCTAGACTAGCGATCCAGATATCATCATGGAATCCTTTGCGGCATACTTCTGTTCCCCAGTATTGCAGGACCCAACGGGGAGTAAGTGTAGGCATATCTAGGCGTTCAGCCCACCAAGGATCTACCTGTTCTCGCCATTCACGGGCTTCTTTAGTGCGCCCTTCTAAGAGTGTGCGATCCCATCCAAAAACGGCTGCACAAGCATCTTTTAGTGTGTTAGCAAAACTTTCTCTACGGAACTCGTGAAAGTTAACCAGATAGTCAGCGACTGTGTCTTTGCCGCTACCGATAAAACCGCAAATACCAATGATCATAATATTCTCCAATAAAGAATATTATAAACAAGTATTAGCCTAAGGTCAACCGATAATCCAGGTATAACCAGAACCGCCGGGCACCAATTTCATCAAATCGTCAGTGAGTTTATCGATTTCAGCTTGAGCTTCTGTTTTAAGAGCAGCACCGTTTAGCTGAGTTCCGCCTTGTGGTCCAGCGATCTGCCCAAACTTTTCACGTGCTTGTCCTAGCATGAGCTTGCAGTTAGCTAGGCTATAATCTTTGATCCATTGGCTAGCATAGACATCGTCAATGATTGCCCAGTCTGGTCTTGTGTTGTAGCACCATAATAACACCTGCTCCTCAGCCCTAGGACGCTGTTGGATTACTAACTTTCGACTTTGAGGATGCCATGTAAAGTTGATAAATGCTCCAAACATTTTACCTACGAGTTCTTGATATTGCGCAAATAACTCGTAGGTTAGCAAACCGCCCATATTAGTCGAGCTTAACAAATAGGTATTTGTATAGGCTAGGTTAAAGGGCTCAAAAACAGTACCACCTACGCCCGAGCCAGTCCTGCTTCCGATGCTTCTACGAAACACTTGGCGAACCTGTTGTACCTCTTTTGGTAAGATGTACTCGTTGGTATCCGGCAGCAGATCTAAGAAAATATAACTTTCTTCTACGGCGTTATCGCTCCTTTGTCTAAAAACAGCGATAGCCCTATCAAGGGCAGTTTCATAATGTTTAGGATCTAGTTCTACATCTATCATACCATCGCCTAGCATGGTTTTGCAGTAGTTGTAGACTGATTGTCTTGCGGTATCGATTTGGCTCATACTGTTATTTATCGTAGCGGTAAATATAGTACTATGCCAAGACTTTCACTTTACCGCCCAGAAAAGGGCAACGATTATAAGTTTTTTGACAAAACTATCTGGGAAATGTTCCAGGTGGGCGGAACTGACGTACTCGTACACAAATATCTAGGTTCTGGAACCAGCGGCGCTGGAGCCAGTCCTGCAGCACCTACGTATGACTCCCTAAGTCCTACGAATATACAGGACATGCTGTTGTTGGAAAATAGAGATAGAAAATATGATCCAGACGTTTATGTCCTACGAGGAGTTTATAATCTACAAGACATTGACTTTAATCTAAGTCAGTTCGGACTCTTCTTACAAAACGATACTATTTTTATAACATTCCATATCAATGATACTGTAGAAAAACTTGGCCGTAAGATTATCTCAGGTGATGTTATTGAGCTGCCTCATCTTAAAGATGAATATGCTCTAAACGATCTACAGTTTGCATTAAAACGATTCTATGTTGTAGAAGATGTAAACCGAGCAGCAGAAGGATTTAGTCCTACTTGGTATCCACATTTATATCGTGCTAAATGTAAACCTCTAGTTGATAGCCAAGAATACAAAGATATCTTGGATCAGATCCAAACAGATTCTTTTGGTAACCCTACAAATACTACACTTCGAGACATTGTCAGCACCTATGAAAAAGAAATGCAGATCACTAAAGCTGTCATGGATCAGGCAGATGCTGATGTACCTAAGAGTGGATTTGACACCAGTAAGTTCTATACCATACAGATCGATCCGGATACTAAGAAGGCAGCGTTAGTTACAGTTGACAGCACCAGTGAGCTGTTAATACCATCTACCGATACTAATGGCAATACCATCTACGATGAAACAGGTGAGCCAGTATACATGAGTGTGACTGCCGATACTATATTCAAGAGTGCTGATCATAGTGATTATTCAGGATATCTACTTGAAGACGGTATTCCGGCGAATGGTGCTCCATTCTCTGCTGGCATAGCGTTTCCTATAAATCCTACAGAAGGGCAGTTTGCTCTACGTACAGATTATCTACCTAATAGATTGTTTAGATTCAACGGAGCACGTTGGATCAAGATTGAAGATAATGTAAGAATGACCATGGACAATCTTGGTGCTACTGATGTAGGAACTGGCGATAGATACGAAGGCAAAGACAATCGTCAGACACAGAAAACCAGCTTCATTAACAACACAAAAACTGATACGATCAACGGTCATGTTACTAAAGAAAAACAGAGCTTGTCAAAAGCTCTTAGACCACAGGCGGACGAGTAATGGATTATTTCTACGACGGACAGATAAGGCGTTATATCACACAGTTCATGAGAGTATTCATGGGCTTCAAATATAAGGCTGGCGGTGATACTCCAGAAGAACGATATGTACCAGTGGCATATGGAGATCCTACTCGCATGGTAGCTTCCATAATCCGCGAAAACAGCGAAAATAAAATGCCTACAGTTCCAAAAATCGCTTGTTACATCACAGGGCTTGAAATAGACAAGGAACGATTAGCTGACCCTACTTTTGTTAGCAAGGTAAACATACGTGAGCGAGCCTATACCAAAGACACAGAAACAGGTCTAGTTGAATATAAAAATATACAAGGCGGCAACTATACCATCGAAAGGTTGATGCCAACTCCATATAAGTTGACTATGAAAGCTGACATATGGACCAGCAATACTGATCAAAAACTACAACTACTAGAACAAATATTAGTGTTGTTTAATCCTAGTCTCGAAATACAAACCACAGACAACTATGTCGATTGGACCAGCATCACGGTCATGAATCTAGGAGCCATATCTTTTAGTTCTAGGAGTATTCCACAAGGTGCAGACACAGAAATAGACATCTGTAGTCTAGATTTTGATATGCCCATATACCTAACACCTCCTGCAAAGGTTAAGAGATTGGGCATCGTCAAGGCAATCATAAACAATGCCTTTACCGAAAACGGCGATGTTGTAAATCTAGAAGGTCTGGTCTATAATAGAGCCAAGGGCAAGTTCCAAACTACTACTAATAACTATAGAGTATTATTGTTTAAATCACAGAACGGACAGCCTTATGACTATGATGTCACTATCGCTGATCCGACACAAGCCATACTGAGCATGGGCTTAGATCAACGTATGCTAAAGACTGGAGCACCTATCGATTGGAACAGTATCTTAGAAATGCAGGGAGGATATACTCCTGGTAGTCTGATGTATTTTGATCAACCAACCGGTTATACAATGGTAGGTCCATTTGCTATCAATCCTGTAGATCCTAGTGTCATAGTAGTCACATTTGATCCAGATACGATTCCTGCAAACACATTGATCACCGACGACGGAGTTATCGATCCAACTGGTAGAGGAACAGTAGATGCTATTATTGATCCCTACAAGTTTAATCCTAGAGAAGTATACGGGGCTCCTGAAAATATTCCTACAACACTTAGATATCTCATGCTTGATGATGTCAATAATAGTGCAAATGTAGGTGGGTTTATTGATCCCAATAGAGGCACTATACATACAGATTCTAGTCTCGATTCATATGATGGTCCGGATGGTTGGAAAAATGCCAATGACAGTGACCCAGTGATTAAAGCAAATACTGTTATAAGATGGGATGGATCTCGTTGGGTTAAAGTATTTGATCCTAACGATTTTACTCCTCCAATCATCATACAGAATCTAAGAACCGGTATCAAATATCGCTGGACTGGAACAGAATGGCTCAAGGCCTTTGAAGGCGAATATCAACCAAACTTCTGGGGATTCTACCTAGATCCTAAATAAGTAGTTGATGCAACAACGAGCCGGACTACTATTTTTAGCCAAAAATACCAAACGTATATTGATGGTACTGGAAGATGAAAAATGGACAGTACCGACTTTCCCGCGGCAAAACAGCCTGTTAGGTGATGCTGAAAATCTGTTAAGCACTTACAGTAAGGGAAAGATCGTTCCTATCGAACTTTATCTCAGCGAAGATCGAGGGTTTGAATACGGAACATACATATGTCTTGTAGATCAAGAGTTCCTGACACTGGCAGCTAAAACTATTGCTTGGTGCGATTTTGATCTATTGCCCAAGCAGTTGCATCCTGGACTCAGGTCCACATTAAATAATCAACTTATTAGAACAAAAATAGAAACTATTATGGAGATGGCCGATGTTTACACCTCTGCTTAAATCTGAAAGATTCCTTAACGAGTACGAAACATTCAAGAATGAAATAGCAAAAGTCAATGATTACCAGATTCGGGCTCAGCTAGATCAAGAATTAATTTCTCTAAGGACTTCGGTGCAGGCCATTGACGAAGCCCACGAACAGCTAATGTTTGGCAACAACAATCACGAACTCATCACAGAGCTTAGAGAAAAGATTAAAACTTTACGCCAGAGCATAGATACAAAACTAAGCGTCTGGCGTGAAAGTTAAGCCTGTGCCTCACCCCAACGGATAATCACGTTAGAAGTAGTATTTGATCCAGATGTCTTATAGACGTTGATCGCTAGCACGTCTGGACCATTCGGAAAGGTACCACGACCACCAATACTTGTTGATGTGAGTTCTTTCAACCCTGATAGATCTAAGCTGTCTGATCCGCCTGGTAAGCTAATGAATGAGAATACCTGTTCACCTGGTAGCGCATAAGCGGCACCAAACTGCCATGTAATCGTTGCCGCAGCATTGATGGTAGCGTTTGATGACTGTGTAAACGACACACGATACACCGTAGTCGCTCCAAAGGTACGTGTACTGATAGCGCCGACCGCTGTACCAGCTGGGAAGCTAGTCACTGTTGTCGCTAAGAATGTACCAATAGTAGCTCCTCCTGACGCCCAAGAAGTGCTGTCAAAGAACAGATAGTTAGTATTGGTGTAGCTAGCTCTCGAGCCTGCTGCCGTAACAGTCACAGTCACATCATTACCGCTACCGCTGGTTGAGTTAGCATTAGCGTTAGCACTCATTACGACTCGAGTGTATGAAACTGTACTGATTACAGCATAGCCGGTAGTCACTGATAAAACGGTTTGACCGCCCGTGATAAATGTAGTAGCCGAAAGAGTATCGCCTGCTAAGATTCCGGAGGCGTTCCATTCTGTATCTGTTACCAAGAAATCACTTCGACCAGTTGTCAATGCCGAACCATAGGCTGCTGTCAACGCCGATGTTGATGTAACAGTAACTGGGTTTGCACCTGCAGGACTGTTACCATTACCGTTGGCTGTCATGACGATACGTGCATAGACTGTAGTATTGATAGTAGTATAGTTTTGAGTTATACTGGAAACAGTCTGTCCACCCGTGACATAGGTTGTAGCACTTAGAACGTCAGTGACTTTTAAGTTTCCACCAAAACCGTTGTATTGACTCTGCGGAATCAAGAAGTCTGCTCTAGTGCTGCTGATAGCATTATTATACAGAGCCGCCACAGAGCTAGTAAATGTTACTGTGACGTTTTGAGCACCGTTGGTCGCTGCTACAGGTGATGTTGCTGTAGCCACACCACTTAGAGTTACTCTGGTGTATGCTACCGAGTTGATAGTGATATAACTTCTTGTAAATCCAGTGACCGTTTGTCCACCAGTGATATAAGTAGTAGCACTGGTTGGATCACCGATAGCCAACGGTGTGCTGGCCAGTATCGTATCATAATCGGTATTGCTAATCAAGAAATCGTTACGTGCTGTACTCAATGCGCTACGATACGTTGAAGAATATGCTGTAGTGATAGTCACCGGAACGTTATTTCCTGAACCAGCGGTTGATGTTCCCGAACCGTTTCGATCCATTACGATACGAGTATATAAACCACCGTTGTAGGCTCTGGTCACACTACTAATAACTGAGTTAGCAGCGATGTTGGCACCAGTGACAGCATCACCTGGTTGTGGCACCAATGTTAATGCATCGTACTGAGTGTTGGTAATCAAGAAATCGTTACGTGCTGTACTGATAGCACTGACGTAAGTGTTGTTACCATATGGCTGACCGTTGGCAAAACCAAGTGCTGTTACGCTTTGTCCTAGTGTACCAAATGACTGTGCCTGTGCTGTTCTAGTAACCGCAGCAAAACCAGTAGCTGTTAACGTCTGTGTAGATGCCGCAAAGCTCTTGGCTGTAAGCGTTGTGGTAAACGCACCTTGTACTGTAGAAGTTGTCTGGCTGAAGTTACCGCCCCATGTTACAGAACCGCCTGAAGCTACTTGTGCAAAGCTAGGTTGGCCACCAGCGGCACTCGATGCTAGACCGTTCCATGTAATCTTTGTAGGATCTGTTGGATAGTTCTGTGGATTTAGAACTCCTTCAATAACTAGACCGCCAGTGGTTCCTGAATCAGATGTAATAGAAATATTCTGTAGTAACAACTGCGCACGGTTTAATAGTTCTCTTTCACCAAGGTCACCTGTCTGTGCGTTTGAAACACTAGGTGCTAGACGTATCAGGAATGCCGTGGTCTTAGCTGTAGAAACTGTGATACCGGAAGCCACATAGTTAAACAGATAACCACGGTCACTGTCAAACTGACCGTCGATCATGAATGCCGAGCCCCAGTGGCTAATAATAGGGGTAACTGTGCTTGAAACCAGCACAACACCTGCTCCTGAGTTATGTGTGGCTGCTGCGCCACCTGAGAATGTCCTGTTAGATCCAGCCACAAACTGAGTCATTGTTGCAGCACGAGTACAACCAGTTAGAGCTGTTCCGCTGTTGCCAGTAAATCTAATCAATTCTCCGTCGATGCTAACAATACCTGAGGTTGGAAACCAATAACAATCATCGGAGCTCATCGGTACTGTAGTTTGACTGATAGTCATCGCTGCAGAAAGTCTTCCTTTAGCACCTTCATTAATGACTTCATAACGAACTGGTTGGTTACCAGTACGCATGTATGCTTCAGCGTTTACGTTGCTGTTACGGAATCTATGTGCCCATGTATAGTCACCAGTTGGACCACGCAGCATAAAGTCTACAAAGCCAGCACCATACCAGGTCCATTGCATACCAATCATCTGCATCTTAGTGACGTCGATATTATAACCAGATGGTCCAGAACCGTCAAGTGGGTCTAGGTTCCATGATTCTTGTGGAATGATCAAGTCTATGGTCTTACATGCTCGACCGCCGACTACGTTAGTAACCCCACGATAGTCTGGTGTAACAGTTAGTGCGGTGTCGCTGGTTATACCAGAAACTACATGGCTCATACCTTTGATAACGATACGATCTCCAACTGCTAGCTGTTGTGTAAATCTTGTGTTAGTTCCTGTTACTGCATTAGAGTTGGCAGCAAGGTTGATAGTTCCTGCCAACTGGAATGTCGAACTGCGCTTACCGACAGCCATCCTTTGACCATCATATTGCCAGAACATACCGTTTTGATCGTCAAATGTTCCCGAACGTACTGTAGAACCATGCCATTTGTAGATAGCCATTTGACATGGGCTTCCTAGAACAGCTGTGGTTGCTCCTAGAGTTTGTGATCCTATGAACTGTAGTGTACGCTCATCGATGATACTAGTGACAGTGTATACTCCATTATATCCTGAAGTCTGTACTCCTGTGATAACGATCTGCGCACCTACTTGACAACCGTGATCAGTATCGTCAGTGGCCATCGTGATTGTAGCACCTACTGCGGTGCTAGTAGCTGTCAGACTTCTTAGGTCATAGCTAGGAGCAAATAAAGCACCAGTATTGTACATAACTCCCTTACCAGATTGATAACGGATATATTTTTTACTCATACGTATGGCTGTAGAACCATGCGCCGGCCCGCCTGTACCTAACTGTACTCCGCCGTCGTATGGTCTATGTACGAAATAACTGTCTGGACGAGCATAAACAATACCAGTCAATGTGTTAGCGATAGTGCCTTGAGATCTCGCTGTGTAGCGTAGTGTGGTCGGGGTTGGAACCTGCTCAACATAGTACGAGCCTGCTGCTAGTTGAGCATTAGATCCCGAGCTAGTTATCTGTATAGTGAGTGAATCACCTGGAATAAATCCGTGTGGTGTTTGGAAAGTAACTTCAAGTGTGCTGATTGATGTATAGTTTAATGTTGATGCATCAGCTATTGATGTGCTGGTAAAATCATTAATCGTGAATGCACTGATAAATGTTACATTTGGTGCAGTGATCGGTGTTCCTGCGATAGTGAATGTTAAGATTTCACCTCCTGGGGAAACTGTGTCAATCTGAACTGTAGCATCGCCGTTGCCACCGGTTATAGTAACGATATCGCCTGCCGTATAGTCCTTACCTGCAGTATTAATAACTGCGGTCAATACTAGTCCGCCTAGGTCTGTAGTGATATCGACAGTTAGACCAGTTCCTGTGCCTCCGGCTGTGGCAACATTTACATCATCAACATATCCCCCACTACCTGGTGTTACAGCACCTAATACCTGCGGAATATTTAGATCATTAGCAGTAACAACTGTTACGGTAGCATTGTTAGTTGGTGAAGTGCCTCCTAGGCTGGTTCCCGGAAGTGTTATCGTATCATTAGCAACATAACTGTTTCCTGTGTTATTACCTATAACTGCTTGATATGTAGCACCTAATCTTGAAACAGTAAATGTTGCGCCACTACCACTGCCGCTAGTAGCTGACTGTACAATGTTTGCATATGTTTCGTTGGTGCCTTTAATCTGCGAAGTTAGCAGTCCACTTAACAAAATAGTATTAGATGTAATATCAGTAACAGCTACCGAAGTACCATCGCCTCGATCTATAACAAGACCAGGAGTAATGCCAGATGTGTTAGTGACCTGTATAGTGTTATCACCAATCTCTGCTGTCGTGATCAAAGTAGTAGCTGTAACAGTTCCACCGTTGCCTACAACAGAACTAATCTGTGATCCTGTAGGAATACCGGTTCCTGTAATAGGTGCACCAGCAGGAGGAGCACTGCCTGTGAAACCAATGATACTGGCTCCACTTGCTGTGATAAGACTAGTGGTTACGGTCCCACTTTGACCGTTTGAATATACATTGAAACTTGGTGTTCCTACTGAGGCACCAGTATAGAATCCTGCCTTGCGTAGCTGAGTATATGTTTGGCTCAGTGTCGTTGGGTTAGATGTTCCTACTCTTGATTTGGCATAATAGGTAAATGTAGTTGAGCTAGGAACAGAAGCTACTAAGAAAGTTCCTTCTGCACGGCTGAAACCTTTAACTGACGCTGCAAGAGCCTTGATGGTAAAGACATCGTTAACTGCGAAACCGTGATTAGCCACGGTAGTTACTGTGATCAAGCTGCTGCCAATATTTCCTGTGCCTGCTGATGCATCTGTAACCACGCTACTGACTGGAAGATCGCTACCAGGTATTTCGTACACACTTGGATAGTTACGCATCATAGAGATAGTCTGCCACTTAGTTGGCTGAAGTCCGTACTCAAAGTCAGCGTCAAGCATTGACTGCGGTATACCAACTTTAACACGTTCCATAGCGTCCGAAGACGAGTTATTCATATGGACTATCTGTTCTTTTCCTTCGACAAAAATCTGTATTTGATCGGTGACCATCATTCCAGATGTGTCAATGTCAAAGGTTACGGTGGTTATTTTTTCATTGCCGTAGAGTGCTGCTGGAAAATCTGAATCGTAAAATCCGTCATAGGTAACTTCAGCAGCAGTGTCAGGATCACTAAAGTTATACATGATAACATTTCGTGATGTGTTAGTGATCAATAAAATATCTTTTTGTTTGTAGAATCCTGGAAACTTGACATAACCACGATTTGAAATCTTTGTAGGTAAAGCAGTGAGACCGTTGACTAGCACGTCAATCAGCCCGTTAGCCAATGTTGACACCAACGTAGCACCAAATACTTCTGCGGGCACTGATGGTTCTATAACCTGCGGTACTGCTGTCTGTCTAGCAGCAAAAGCAACATTCGAAAGGATATAGTTTTCTACAAGATCTCTTAAGAATGTATGAGCATAGACTTCTGGTTGACGATCACCATCTACCTGTGGGATGCCGTTTTCAAAATACTTTGAAGCATAGTTTACAGTTTTATTATTACCACCGCTGGCTATATCGTGTATATAGGCATCAACCATATAGCTGATGTCTCTGCGACACTTGGCTGCATTGTAGGTATAATAAGCAAACGGTGCTATATTATTGGCAACGTTATAGGCGATATAAGCGATGACTTCTTCTTGGATGAATCTCTTATTATCATCTAATAACTTAACGGTGTTAGGAGCCAATCCACCATTCTGTGGATTTGGAGCAACAACTGTTGGTAAACTGCTAAGGCCTATGTTTATAGCATTGATAGTTATGTTAAACAATACATTGGTGCCGTGGATACCAAGAGCTTCTGCGGGGTTGCCTGCGATAGTTACCTGTGTAGCACCACTAACGTTGTTTAATCTAGTATAGGGTGTATTAGTTAGAATATTAGTTGCGATCTTTCCTAGCAACCATTGATATGTCGCCACTTCAACACTAGGTGTTAGAATCTGTATAGCACTGTTAAGATAAAATCTAGAAGCTATCTGATAGCTAGCTGAGTTGCCGCCGTAGGTCAAATCATATATGATAGAATCTATGATGTATCCTGTGTCTCTGCGACATTTAGCTTGGCGTGTAGTTGTGTAACTGTATCCAGTAAATGGTGCTTGGCTGGCGGCTATCTGTTGTGTGATGTAGGCATTCATTTCCTCTATCAGGAATGATTTGTTAGCCGTCAACAACGCTACGGTATTTGGATATTGACCGTAGGCAGGAGGTACCGCTCCTGGTGTAAACTTAAAATATGAAATCTGTTTCTTTGCCATTTACTATTTTTCCTCAGATATTAGCTTAACGCCACTGCCATAGCGACAGCTCTTTTATCTACATAATTTTTATTAGTAGCGTGTGTTCTTATTGTTGGGTTGGTGGGTACAACTACGTTTCCACTTACTGACACACTACCACCGAATGTTGTATTTCCTGTGGCAGACACTGTGCCTGCGATCGTTACATTTCCTGCGACATCTAATGATACCAATGATCCAACACTGGTAAGACTTGAGCCTACTACGTTGCTGGCTATAAAAGTTCCAGTCAACCCCTGCGCATTTGAATTTATTTCTATGTTGGCTGTGCCATCAAACAACTGGTTATTAATCGTCCTAGCAGTGGCCAGCTTGGTTGCCGTGTCAGCATTACCAGTTAAACTACCTGTAACATTACCTGTTACATTGCCCTGCACATTTCCAACTACTGGTCCTGTATGTGTACCTGAAGTACCGCCAGTGACGTTACCCGTAACATTACCTGTTATATTACCTGTAAAAGTTCCAGATATTGTTGTTGCAGAAATCGATGATAGCCCAGAAAGAGAAGTTAGAGAACCCCCCAAAGATATCGTATTGCTACCGATAGTCACGGTGCTGTTTGCTAGTTTGCTGTTGGGTATATTTCCAGTCAACGCACTAGATGGAATCGTTGTTTCTAGATTTGAAAGATCTGCCCTTAGTATTTGATGCCCGCCCGTTACAAAGCCGTCAAATACTCTGATACTAACAGTCGAAGGGTCAAAAAACACTTCGCCCTTGCTGGCTACCTTGCGATTTAAGGTAGTTATATCATAGTTAGGAAGTAATCTGATGCTGTTAAAGTTGTTGGTAGACATAGCTATACATGGTCCTCGTCCTATTATTTATCAGTTTGAAATTTTTCAGAACCTGCGTTATCAGCTCCTTTTAAGCGTAAATATCCATATGTTTAATCTGTTTAAAAAGAAAAAAAGCTGGGTAAGATTCTATAGTCTAGATCAGAATGTTGCTGCGATCTACCCAGTCACACAGTCTAAACTAGTAGACAGAGATTGGAATGGGCTAGGAAATACCGAAAGAAACCGCCCAGAACAAGGGCGTCAAACGGTGTTAAACTGCCCGGCTATCAAGCAGCTAACTAGAACTGGGTATGTTCTTAGGGCTCCAGCAGATTTTGTCATCAAAACAGGTCCTAGCATCGAACACCTAAGCTGGGAAACTCCTTTCTTGTTTAAGCGGCACAGTGACAAATATACATTCGGCGGCACTGATTATTATGTAAGCTGGCATAGTCCTGCACAGACAGAACCATTAATACCTAAAGAAATACCTAACACAGATCGCCCCCATCTACACAGTGCTGTAAAAGTAGAAACTCCATGGCGTGTAAAGGCCAGCGATGACATTTTACTATTGCAGATTCCTGTTAGTTATGACAACGAAGCTAGATTTACAGCAGCTACAGGAATCGTTGATCCTAGGTACATGCATGCCGTAAGCGTACAACTGTTTTGGCATGTGCTAGAAGGCGATACACTGATTCGCGCCGGAACTCCATTGGTACAATATGTCCCTATTAGCAGAAAACTAGTAGAACAAAACGGTGTAGATTTTATTGTTGATGTTGCAGGACCAGTCGAGGAAGAAATAGAAGATGCCTATACTTTTTCTAATCACAGTAGATTTCCTAGATCAGACAGTGTAGGAAATAAGATGCGTGTGATTACGGATCTGTTTAGTTTCTTCCGTAAAAAATATCCTAAAAATAAGATTTAAAGATGTAGTTTGGTCAAGGGCATGGTGTTGATCTGCCCTTTGATAAAAGTGTTTACAGCCAGACTAATACGAGGAACGTTTCCTTGATATTCAGTGACCATATGTTCCATGCTGCTAGGAAATATCAACATTTCTCCGACTTTAGGTGTAAGGCTCCAACTCTTTGAGTTATAGATGTTGGATTCGTCAATGTCATACTCCAGTAACTGGTATTCGCTGGTTATAAACTTAGTCTGACCCGATTCCCCTTCAGTTTGCAGATAAAGCACTGTAGAAAACACACTGTTGGGATGATAATGTCTGTGATGTATTTGACCTTTTTCTGTTTTATTAAACCAACTTTCAGTGATAGCGATCTCTATACGTTGATTGGCTCGCATAACACCATAAAAGTATTCGCAGATTCCGTCGTATACTCCTTGAGCTAGTTTTTCAAACTCGGGTTTTTCTAGTACATTTTGATCTTTACTGATCCAGTTATTGTAGTTTGGCAACCATTCTATGCTGGTTAAATCCACACCCGATACATCTACTCCGGTCCTAAAAACTGGTTTTGAAAACAGCGGCCATATTGATTTTTCTACATTCATTATAAGTCTCTTGTAATAATCTGCTTAGATATATAGTACTGTACGATGACAATACCTATGAAACTGGAAAAAGATATAGCTACATTCGAGGGCGTTCTGACAGCTGAAGAATGCCAAACTCTCATCGATCATTATAATCGAATGGCAGATCTTAATCTCAGTTACAGCAGGTTAGATCTTCGAGACGGAATAGCACATAAGAAAAAAGATAAAGCTAGTTTTCTTTTAGAGGAAAACAGTCTAAGACTAACAGCAAATACAGGTTATATCAAGTATTTTGTTGATAGACTATGGGCCTGTTGGAGCGAGTACGTATCACATTACAGTATCTTAGATGACGTTGGACATTTTCACATACGCATGATAAAGCTACAAAAAACTCTTCCCGGAGAAGGGTATCATCAATGGCATTTTGAATCTGATAACATGGATCGTGCCGGCAGAATAGCTGCCTGGGGGTGCTATCTAAACACTGTAGATCAAGGTGGCGAAACAGAATGGCTGTATCAAGGCATTAGGATACCTAGCATACAGGGAAATCTAGTCATATGGCCAGCGGCTTTCACCCATACACACAGAGGCAATCCACCATTGAGCGGCGAAAAATATCTACTCACTGGTTGGATTGAACTATAAATGCAGACACTACAGCTTTTTCCTACAGAAGTTTTCGTTTTTGAAAACAAATCTATCGATAATCAGGCCCTTATCGAAAAGATGAAAGTGCTTAATGGCACTGAAATAAAAAGAACCACCACGATTAGTATCCTATACGATCTACGTAAAGAAGCAGATTTCAAAGAACTGTTTGATTGGTTCGATGCATGCCTAGAAGAAATACGTGTGGCACAGAAATTTGACTGCGACAAGATAGTGATAACAAACAGTTGGTTCAACGTCGCACTCAGCGGTTACAACATGTATCAAAACTATCATAAACATTCTATGAGCATGTTCAGTGCGGTCTATTACATGACCGAAGGCAGCGCAACTATCTTTGAAGATCCTGAAGTGCATAGGACTGAATCAGAACTTGAAGTACTAAGACATGATTTTAGTCCTTGGTATAGGTCTGTGGCCACTCCAGGAAAGTTAATAGTTTTTCCTAGCTGGCTGTATCATATGAGCGAGCCTCACATACTGAGCAACGATCGATATATTATAAGTTTTAACACATTTCCTAGTGGTCGGATCAATCATAATCTTGCTACTGATTCGAAAATCACCTTGGACATAAAATAATGATCAATGATATTATTGTACTAGGAGGCGGAAACGCCGGATACATGTCGGCATTATATCTCAAGAGTTCATTTCCTGAGATGGATATCACTGTTATCAAGTCTAAAAAGATAGGTACTATCGGCGTCGGCGAAGGCAGTACTGAACACTGGACTAGATTCGCTCAGGCTGTGGGAATCACCATAGGCGATCTAATGGTACACTGCGGAGCTACAATAAAAGTAGGCATTAAGTTTGAAAACTGGCATGGTGACGGTACCAGCTATTATCATAGTCTACCTGAGTACTTAATCAATATGAATAGATACTCAGGTGCTGCTTACTCTATGATGAGACTCATAGGCGACGGAGTTTCCAGCGAAAACTTGCATTGGGATCTTCCCATGCAAGGATATGTCAGAGAACCTCTGACAGATTATTATCAGTTCCACTTTGACAGTGAAAAACTCAATAACTATCTGCGAGATCGTTGTGCTATCTCGGGAATAAAAGTCATAGATGCAGAAATCAAAGGACCGATATTAGATCAACAAGGCTTTGTTGAGTCTGTGATTGACGATCAAGGTAATAGATATGCTGCTGATTTTTTCATAGACAGCAGTGGATTCAACAGAGTTATAGCATCTGACCTAGGAGCAGAATGGATCGACTGGAGCAAATACCTGCCATTGAACTCTGCTATAGCTTTCCAGACGTCCTATGAAGAAAAGATTCCCCCCTACACCCTCGCTAAAGCCATGAACAGCGGTTGGCATTGGCGTAGTCCTGTGCAGGATCGTTTTGGTAACGGTTATGTTTTCAGCGATCATTTTATTACTGAAGACCAAGCAGTGTCTGAAATACAAAAACACTTCAAGGATACCATCAAGATAGGCCGCAAGATTAACTTTAAATCAGGTAAGGTCAATCGTGCATGGATTAAAAACTGCGTGAGCATAGGTCTTAGCAGCAACTTTGTAGAGCCGTTAGAAGCTTCTAGTATATCTACGACCATAAAACAACTGCAACTATTATCAGGCGCACTATGGAACTGGACCCGAGAAGATCAGTCTAGCATAAAAGAATATAATCACACAGTCGACGATATGATGTCAAACATACTCGATTTTATACAACTGCACTATTTCACCGAACGCAATGACACAGAGTTCTGGCGCTGGTGCAAAAATGAAATGACCATGACTGATTTTCACAAAGAAAATCTAGAAAACTTTAAGAAAAACTTTGTTAATCAAATACTGTTACCTGAAGACGGTCTTATGAGTAACTTTAGGATCTATGATTGCCTAAACTGGATACAGGTCATGCACGGTCTACGCATGTTTGACACCGCTAGTATAAAAAATCTATTCGAAAAAAGATACGGATACCTGAGAAAAGACGACGAAGAATATCTATCTAGATTCGAGAATACACCTACAGAAGGTTGGCTGACCTGTAGAGAAGCTGTAAATAAAGTCAAAGCGATGGTCAGCAATACGGTGGAATATAAACTATGATAAAATCTTTAATAATTTTAGGCGGTGGAACCAGCGGTCTTATTAGTGCCCTGATGCTGAAGAGCGGTTGGCCTGATTTAAAAATCACTATGATTGAATCATCTGCACTAGGAATCATTGGCGTTGGAGAAGGCAGTACCGAGCATTGGAAAAGATTCATGAAACAGGCAGACATATCTGTGTTTGATATGATGCGCAATACCGGTGCAACTTTTAAAATAGGTATCAAGTTTACAAACTGGAACGGAGATGGCAAGCATTATTTCCATAGTCTGGCAGAGCAGTTTGGAACCCACAGTAGATTCAATGGCATTCCGTATACTCTGGAAAAGCTAATCGCTGAAAACTTTGATCCTTTAGACACTGTTTATAAAAAAAGCATGAACAGTATGCATTCCGAACCATTGCATGACAGTCTAGCTCAGTATCATTTTGATACATTTAAACTAAACAAATATTTCCATGATCTGTGCGCTGAACGCGGAATAGAACTAGTTGATACTAAGATTGACGATGTAGTTTTAGACGAACAAGGATATGTCAGCGAACTCGTCGGCAACGATGGTCAAAGACATTCTGCTGATTTTTTTATTGATTGCTCAGGATTTAGAAGAATTATTGGTAGCAAGTTAGATGCCAAATGGCTAGATAAGACTGATCAGCTACCATTAAATTCTGCGCTGGCATTTCCTACAGCATACCAAGAACATATTCCTTCTTATACAGAATCTACGGCACTGAGCAGTGGGTGGGTATGGCGTATTCCTACCCAGGATAGGTTTGGCAACGGTTATGTTTTCTGTGATAGTTTTATTGACGAAACTAAAGCCTATGATGAGGTTAGCCAACACTATAAACAACTAGGAATCTCAGACAACATAGAAATAGGAAAAAAGATAAAGTTTGGTGCAGGTCATGTCGAAAAGTTTTGGATAAAAAACTGTGTAATGACTGGGCTTAGTGGGATATTTGTAGAACCACTAGAAGCATCTAGTATGGGTACCACTATCCAACAGACTTTCCTACTCTTGCCCAGTTTATATTATTATGTGAAAGGCGATACACATGCTGAAGAGATCTATAATAAGCAGATGTCTGAAATAGCAGAAAACATAGTCGATTTCATACAGCTACATTATTTTACAAAGAGAAACGACAGTGAGTTTTGGCAGTGGGTTAATAACAATATCAAGTACACTGATTTTAATCGGGAGAATATGTCATTCTTTAAAAAGCATGGTGTACATACTCACTATTTTCAAAGTGAAATGCTCCTGTTTAGACATTTAAACTTTATGCAGGTAATGCACGGACTTGGTATGTTTGACACTGAATCCTTGAATAAAAAATGGTCTGAACATATGAAAAATAGATATGATACTGTTATTCAAAAGGAATTATTCGAAGGTGATAAATGGCACGATCAAAATGCTACATTCTATACTCATAGAGAAGCTATCGAAATGATAAAACAAAGGAATGATAATGTACAATACAAGTTCTAAGATAATCATCTTAGGCGGTGGTAGCGCAGGTTGGCTCACAGCTCTTTTTATAAAACGAAACTGGCCACGTTGCGACGTATCGTTGATAGAAGATCCTAAGCGTCCTCCTATTATTGCAGGGGAAAGTGGCAGCACTACACATCGAACATTCTTGCGTCATTTGCAAATAGATGACGATGATTTTATTAAAAATGTAAATGCTACTCCCAAGATGGGCGGTAAGTTCACTGACTGGAACGGTGTAGGTACAGAGTTTATACATGCTATGCAGACTGATTTTGCACCTTGGCTCGACGGTTGGACTGATCACATCGGCTCAAATCCGCTAGACGCTCTTACTATGCGCAAACTGTCAGACATAATGAAGCAAGAAAGCGCCAAGAACATGTACCTAAAAACACTTTTAGGAAACAATACACCGTTATGGAAAGCGTTTTTTGCAGGAGAGTTTATTAGACAGCAGAAAGTTCCTTTCGGCGGTGATCTAACTTCTTTGCCTTGCATACCTATGTGGCATTTTGAATCTCGAGATTCGGCTGCATATTTTAAAAAGACAGCATTATCACGTGGTGTTAATCACATAGAAGGAGAGTTTCTTTCAGCTTCACAAGATGAAAGAGGAAATATCGTTTCGTTAAAACTCGACGGAGATAGAGAAGTAACTGGTGATTGGTTTTTCGATTGTTCTGGATTTGCAAGATTATTATTAGGAAAAGTTTTAAAAGAACCATTAGTGGATATGACTGATACTTTTCCTCAAAGAGAAGTGATTGGTTGGTGGGACGAACCCTGTTATTGTGTAACCACTAATGCTACAGCTATGGAATATGGCTGGTCTTGGAATATAAATCTCAAGCATCGATCTGGCAACGGATACATTTTTGATCCGGATCTTATCAGCAAAGAACAAGCTCACCAAGAAGCTGAAAAAAGATTTAATAAAAAAATAGATGTTATAGCAAATCTAAAATATCAACCAGGTGCGATGAGAAATGTATGGAAAAACAATGTATTCGCTATTGGTCTTAGCAGTGGGTTTGTTGAACCATTAGAAGCCAACGGAATAGCACTTATAGTCGAAACCTTGTATGCAGTACAAGACTATTGGGATCCTTTAAGGAAGAATACTAACCCCGAAGTAGTACAACGCATGAATGATAAAATATGGTTCTTGACTGAAGATTTTGCCGACTTTATCGCACTTCATTATCATGGTAATAGAAACGATACCGAGTTCTGGCGTAGATTTAGAGAAGAACCACATAGGACACGAGATAGCCTTAGAGTTAAGCTGGAAGAATGGGAACAGTTTTATAAAGGTTTGATCGCTGAACCGTGGCCTAGAGCTTACAGTCCTGTAGCTTGGATGATGGTGATCCAAGGAATAGATAAGTTTAGAGTAGCAGACTCTGCTAGAGTACCTGAAAACTTGCTTTCATCGGGTGAAAAAGTACTAAATATTAATCTGCAAAGATATAAAAACCTCGTAGATCAGTGCTGGTCTATTGAGGAATGGATACAACATACCGCATAAATATTGTATAGGAGATTATGATGGCAATTTACAAAATGATTTACCGAGATGAAGAAAATCCGGAAACTCATGCTCTACACGTTTTTGAAGTCTACACAAAGGCAGATACTAGAACTGCCGCTTCGCAAAAGTTTGAGCAAAATGCAGGAACGAGACACGTTGTTGCAGGTCCAATGGGTCCGCTAGAAGAAAAAGTCGTACCTAAAGATGCTACTTGGGTTGAATAACCCTATCTAAAAAAGATTTAGCGTCAGAAATACGTCTTAGTTCGTTCTGGATTTCCTGGTTGGTCCACTCGAACGGTAGCCCTAAACAAGGTCTTGTATCCCATTTCAACCAGGAACTTTCCCCTTCAGCATCCACATATTGCAGAAAAGCCTGAATCTGCTTTTCGCCTGTATATGGCTCTCTCCAGTGTTCATGTCTCCTACCGCTGTAGATTACTAGATCTCCTTGATCTAGATGAATCTCGTGTACAGTGCCTTGCTCGTTCTTGATGTATATAGGCCAAGAAACTTCGCCAGGTTGTATACATACTGATACTGTTACTTCTGAACTAGGTCTATCAAAATGACGCTGTAGCTCTGTTCCTTTATAGTAAATGCGAGCATAACTATAGGTAGGCCATAGCTTTTTTCCTACTTCTTTTTCCAATAAAGGTGTTAGATGTACACTCAGTGCTTCAAACATCAAAGGACTATATCTAGCAAATGTACCTTCGCAAAGATCAGCAAGGTTGGCATTAGGATATAGTTGCCTACAGGTAGTTTCCATCATAGAAAACTCTAGTGCTAGAAAATCACAGAGCTCTTTAGAAACTGCATTTTTTATGATCTTATAATCTTCCATCATAGTAAAGGAATCAACCCGTTGTTAGAAAATGGTTTTTCTTTATATTTGACCAAGCTAGATTCATATGTAGTCATGATATCAAAACCAATAGTAGTTCTTATTCCGTCAAATGGTTCAGTGGCTTCTACATAATGATACCTATTACCGGGACCAAAGTATATCTGTCCTGGTTTATTCAATATTTCGTAATCATCAAACACTGTTTTAGTTGTCTTAGGTTCTATAGCTATGTATCCGTGATACTCAAACTCATGATGATGCCTATGTAACAGCTGGTCTTGTGTATGATAGTTAACCCAACTCTGTATCCATAAGTCTCTGGTGTCTCCTAGCTCTGATCTAACTAAAGTTCTAAGTTCTTTATATACCTGATAAAATGTCCAACTTGGTGCAGTCAATGAAAAAATATTATACTTGTCAAAGCTCCAGGTAGAATCTTTTCCAGGAAATGCTTCTTCAAATAATCTATGAGCGATTTCTAAATCAAGTTTTAGTTCATAGATATGTTTTTCTATAAACTCTGATTGATATAAAATATATTCTTGGCCAGGGTATCGTGTTATCATATGAATAGATTTCCTAGATTAATATTGATCAAGCATCTATAAGCGGAATCTTTGCAGAAAGAAGCAGTATGATAATAACGCCCGTTAAATGCCAGTAGTTGGCCTTTCTTTGGTGTTACTCTAAGTTTTTCTGTGAAGTTATCAGTCTTGATTTTTTCTATGTCTTTATTACCGGCATCAAAATCATCATTAGTTTCATTGTATATAATGGTGTCGCCATCACTGTCATTGACATAATAGATTGCATTCCAGTGCGGATGGAAGCTATCAATGTGGGGCAATAATGCTCCTTCACCGTTTGAAAATGTTAGATTAGCTCTCATCCTGAATAGTCTGTTAAATGGTACTGCTGCTTGACTAGTAATACTCAGCACTAATGGATATACAAGTTGGAAATAGTTACTTACGGGTACATTTTTTTCATAGAAAAAATGATTCATACCTGCAGGATTTTTTGTAGATCCTACAAATGGGTCGTCTCCAGATACGATATTCTTATTCAACACCCAAGGAAACTCCCATCCAGTTAAAACTGTTTCTAGATAATCCTGGTAGTCTTTAGGAATAATATTTTCGACTATGATAATATCGTCACTTGGCATGTATGTTTCCTGATATTGATATTCTATATTCGTCTGAAGTGCTGAAAGGGTAAACTGTATGTGGTAAACAGCTAGGAAATAAAAATATTTGTCCTTCGAATGTGCTGTCTACAGGAAACTCTGCTTCTCTTACTTCTCCGAATATGTTTGTATATATGAAAGAAAACATTCCTGCCCTGGGCATGTTGGTATTTCTAACATGGCTTTCTTGTAGTTCATCTTGGAATCTATAAGGAACCTTGACCCATATAGCGAAACTAAACAGGCCATCGTGAGTGTGCATAGGATTAAACTCGTTTTTGCGTTGAAAGTTAACCCAATAGCTCTGTAGCTCTAGATTTTCATTACCAAGATCTTTTCTAGTATGTCTCAAATCCCAAGCTTCTTTGTATTGCTTACAGAGCGATACCACATATTCTTCTAGAGATTTTTTGTTTTTATCTAGCTTGAACTCGAACTTTATATTTCCTGCAAGATGCTGATTAAATTTTTCACTGTTTTCAAAATCAATAGAATCTATTTCACTTTTTAAATCAGCAAATAACTGACTCGGAAGTGTATCTTTGATAAATCCGTAGTTGGCAAATGACCCAAACATGGCTGTCATGCAGCAAATCCAAAAAAGTTAATTGTTAGTCTAGCACTGTCTTTGTCATTGCCAAAATAACTGTCTGCGCTATGCCACTCGTCTGGCGGAAATATGACACATCTATTATAGACATTTTCTACAGTCATTGATTTTTTAAAATGACTTCGTTGTTCTAGCTTGTGTTTATAAAAATCTTTTCGATCTTCCGGAGCAGCCTTTAACTCGTTAAAAAATAATTGATTAAAATCAATCATCATTTCTTTTGTTTTTTTATAAAATATTGTTCCACTGTTTTTGGGAGGATCGGGATTTAAAAATATAACTCCAGCTACATTATATTTTGGTTCATCGACATGACACCAACCTAGATTGTAACTTTCATCAACTAGGGCATAGTTGATTTTAAGATAATGGAAGTACCTTTTTCCTGGACAATGCACGATTATTTTTGATGCCAGCGAATGAAAAAGAGTTTCATTGATCTGATCGAGAACCGTAGATCTTACGCCAGGCCATGTTGCTTGTTCATCTGTAGTATATTCTTGCTTAAGAGCATGGTATCTCCACAGATCAGGACATTCAAAAAAATCATCAACTATCTTAAAGGGTTGTCTCACTGTTCTAATCATCTCAATCTCAAAAAATGTATTTGATTTAATCTAGAACTTTCTTTATCGGTTCCAAAAAAGTAATCTGCGGCATGCCAGCATCGACTGTCAAACATAACCATCCTGTTATAAATACTTTCTATTTTTATTGTAGGATTAAAATAATTTATTTGTTCCTCTCTATACTTAGACATAGCGGCACGTTCTTCTGGTGTAGATAATAATACATCTTTCATAAACATTTCACTGTATTCTTCACCATTAAAGTCAGGAGCATCTTCAAAGATAGTAGTTCCGCAGTTTTCGCCTGCATCCTTATTAAGATAAACTACACCTGCTACGTGTAGCTTAGGATCATCGTCATGCACCCAACCCCTGCCGTAGCTTTCGTCGATTAACTGGAATCCTATCTGTATTTCTTCGTAATCTCTTATTCCATATTCACGTAGAGTGAACATTAGTTTTCTAGAGACAAACTTAAACATATTAGTATCTAGTTCGTGTAACAGTTTTGTACGCAGCCCTGGCCAACTACCTCTATTGCCTTTAAAGAACTCTTGATCAAGAGCAAACTCTCGAATCAAATCTGGGTCTTCGTAGAAGTTATCTATAACTATAGTAGGAAAGAAAGGATAAAGGAATCTATTTTTTAGGTCACCTTCTCTTATATCTGCAGCACTTTTTTTCTGCATACGCATTAGATAATCGACATGATCTTTACTCATTGCGGCAAGCCTTGAAAGTTAATAGTTATAGCTATCCTAGTAGTAAACATCTTAGGACATGTGCTGGCATGGAAATGTCTGCCGTCAAATAATATTGCCCGTCCTTTCTTTGGACTGCATTTTTCTAGTGAATAATATTTTTCAGAAGGTCTAGTTTCATGGAAAATAACAGTGTCACCGTCTGTATCATTGACGTAGTAGACTAAGGTAAAATGATCTTGATCATAATCTTGGTGGGGTTTATTATGACGATACGGCATACTAGGTAAAGAATATGATGTGTTTAATAGAAAACCCACCCGTATCCTTAACAGACCGGTCATCTGTATATTGAATTTTTCCTGTATAGCAGTTAACAGTGGATTGTAAAAATCAATAGATGGATTTTCATCTCGTTGATTCCAATACGCCAAGTGACCAAAAGACGGCGTGGGTCCGTTTAACGCAGAGTTATTATGCCCAAACTCATCTGTGGCATCGGCCATAAACGCCCAAGGGAACTTTACATCAGTTAGATGTCTATAAATCTCATCTTGATATTGCTTTTCAACAAGATTATCAATCGTTATTGGTTTGAATACTTTCATGATTTATCTTATACCAGTTTCTATCACTTGATTCTTTAGGTTCGTCAGTAGGTAACTTTGTCCAACAAGGAACGCTCATGCTTAATCTAGGACCCATCGGGTACGCTATATGATACATCCTAGAAGGAATGTAGATTGCATCTCCGGGTTCTAGCACCACATCAAATGCTAGGTCCAACATATCTTCAGTTAACTGATGATTCATAGTACCTGTTCGATACATGGTAGAAATCCTGTTGTTAAACACCTTCCAACGAGTTTTACCCCATGCTTGGAATATGAAGTTTGAAGGATAGTCTTCGTGTATCCAAAAACTTTTTGAACCTTCTAAGCCGCCATAGACGTGTATGCAAGAGTTTACCATGTATATATTTTCTAATGTACGCATGAGTTCTATAGTTTTTTCACTGTAGAATGCGTAGTCCATGATAACAAATCCGTTGCCTTTATTGATATTTTCAAACATAAAGGCTTTGTCTTGTACAGGTTTAGAAAATACCCATGCTTTTTTATTCATAGGTATTTCGATTTTAAGATTGTCAGGGCCTATCATCTCAAAGTTATACAGCTCTGGTCTATTAAAACAATGTTCCACATCGTTCCATGTGACCATTTCTGAAGCTTCTGGAAGTAGATTTTTAAAATAATGAGGCTTATCTTCATAAAGAAGATTAGTCTCATTCAATAACCTGAATCCTAATTCTTTCATCGTCATTTCTTATCATCTTTATGTTGAACGAAACAGATATCCTGTCTTCGTCGGTAGTGTTTGCTCCTACACCGTGTGGCAATGCACCAGGAAATAAAATAAGTCTGCTAGTTACTGGATCAAAACTAATAGCACTAGCACTAATATGTTTATATTGTTCGATGGGCGCCTGTGAAGCGATTACATAATCCTGAGAATACTCTTTAAACAGAGTTATTTTTCCTTGTCCTGGATATGCCTTGAGGTAAAATACTCCTGCTATAAACGTATTATCATGTGTGTGTACCATGTTAGTATGGTGCTTTCCGTTGACATTAAACCAGAAGTTTTCGATTAAAGGAAAACATAAGCTCTCTTTATATCCATAATCTCTGACACATTGTCTAGCCTGTTCCATTAATCTATCTTCAAGTGCCTTCATTTGAGGGTAAAGTCCGGGTCTAAAATCCATACTCTGCCAGCCTCCTTCGTTGCTGAGTCTGCGACCGTATGGATCTTTTTCTTTGAGTTCTGTTAACAGCTCTAGCATTGGTGCAGGATCGATGGTGGTGTCCTCCCACCAAACGGGCGTAGGAAAGTAAAGTTCTAGATTCATGAAAACAGATCCTTAAGCGTCTTATGTTGTAGTAGTTCGTGACTAAAAGCAAAAGCATGACTCCATCTAAAATCTACATTTTCTCCCACCCAAGCACTGTGACATATATTAGCTTTGTACAAAGTCATAGTTTTTTCTCTTGTTGGGGCCATTCCTACTAGTTCAAACCCCCATCTCTTCAGCTCTTCTTCAGGAACGTTCATCCAACTATCGAGACGTTTTGGTTCAAGTGATAGTGCTTCCCATTCTTTTCTCATAGGATGCTCTAAGTCTAACTGAAAGTCATAGACATCGTTGTAGATCTTACCATGATACTTATACAGTCGTGTACAGCTATCTTCTATTTTGTGATCAGTGAACCATAAGTTAGAGACCATCCCAAACACATAATCAATGTGAGGTAGTCTCCAGCAGCTTATTGGTCTGGTGCGTTCTCTTAGAAATATATTGCCCCATTCGTGTATCTGAGGATCTTGCCACTCGTCTGTTCCGTGTATTTTATAAAAATCTCTTATTAAGAAACAAAGATCTAAATACACCCATTCAGGTAGATGTATGGTATCAAAAGGATTTGGATCAAAGTTTTTTGGATGATTATTATCTTTCTGTATAGGAAACATTCCTATGAGATCTCTAAAAAGATAAAACTGTTCGTCAGTTTCAAAAGGATGATCTGCCGTCCAATAGCCAATATCATCAGAAAGATGATGGTATTCCACATTCCAGTCATCTATTTTTTTAAGTTTGATGATGTCTTTAAATGTGTTGGCATCAGGATAACAGATTTTAAAATCTTTCATTTTATGTTAAACGTGATTACTACACGCTCCTGATCGGTGTTATTCGGCTGAACTCTATGTTTAATCCAACCTGGAAAGATTAAAACATTATTTGTAGCTACTTGGACTTCTTTGTAGAATGATACTTCAGGGACAACAGGAAAGTTACTCTTGTGATATTCAAGAGGATCTAAAAATTCTATATTGCCTGAGCCAGCAGGTGCCATAAAATAACAACTGGCTACCCAAGTGGCGAACGTATGATTGTGTTCTAGAGTGTATCCGGATCGTAGATGTCGATTGCACCAGCTACGTTGTACTTCAGAATAGCCGTTATAAAACTGATGCTCTTCTCTGATGTTAGCGATTTTTTCTCCCAACCAGTGTTGGAAGTGTTCTAGTTCAGGCCATGTATGAGGTTGAAGGCGCTGATCCAAACTTACTGTTGATATCGCAGCGCCTTTTTCTAGATCAGAATTTATTTCCACCAATGAAAATAAATCATCAATCTTAGGTTTAAGATATGATTGATCGAACTCGTATTCAAACTTGTATATTAGGGGTGGAAATAGATGTATCGCCCCATTATTAGATAGTTGCACCTGCTTCTACTCCGTCATAGGTTTCAAGAGCTAGTCGAAGTCCCATGACTACACCTTCCATCTTTAGAACATCTGTGCTGAGTTCTTGACGTTTTGCGAAATCGATAGAAGTGATTCCATAGGGATTTAGTTTGACATTGGCAAACTCTTCTTCTAATCTTTTGAGTTCAGCTTTACCGTCCTCGATTTGTTTTTGAACATTGGTTAGTGTTGCTTGTAATGACGTTTTATAGTCCATGTTTGTATCCTCACTTTTTGTACTTATTAAGTATTTTTTTCGATCTGCTCAATCTTGATCCTAGAGAATCGTGATTTAAGATCACACAACTAGCAGCATAGTTAAACTCTCTATCTTTGAGCTGGTCTTGTTCTGTGGCATTATCTATAATGACATCATAAAAACCAGGACTTAACGCATCTTTAAGAACTGGAACTAGTTGGCATAACGGTGTTCCTGCCTTGACTAGTGTGCGTCCTTCTTTGACATTCCAAAATAGTTGCACATTTACTGTGTATCCGTACTCTGGATCTAGCACACCAATAGCTGCTGTGAAACGGCTTTCTTTGTTATAGGTAACAGGAAGTTGGAGTAGTACATAATCATCGCTCATATCAACACGCCAAGGTGTTTCGAGCTTTACTACGGTCCTGACAGTTTTTTCAGGATCATCGACTAACGGATCAGTTTGATGCCAACTGTGTAATACTACATAAGAAGATTCATTGATATCAGAAGATCTTTTAAAACGATAAGGTTCCAGCCACTGGATCGTTGTTCCGTCACCATTAGTATCTATGATAAAATCAGCAGGCGCAGGCACGATCCATCCAGAACCCACTATTTTATTGATAGCAGGACAGTTTTTGCTAGGAGGAACACCTTCGTAGGTCTGAGAACTTCTATACGGTCTTTCTACTGTAGATGATCTAACTATAGGAAATAAATCTACCACACCCGGAGTTAAAGAATAAAACCTTATGTATGGTTTTGTTTTTTTATTTTTTCCTAACCAGCCAAACAGTTTCTTACAGAGCGTAGTCATCTTTTCCGCCATAGATTTCATGTAACAAGAACTGATAGTGCGTTGGACATTTCTTGACATAATCAATGACAAAATCTCTATATTCTTCGTACCTTCTCTTGGTATATCCGATTTCTTCCATCTTAGATACTTGGTTTACTCTGCCGGTTACATAAACAAGTTCTTTAGTTGATGTTGATTTGACTCCCATGCCAGCAGCAATAAACATATTACCAACATAGTCGCTAGGATATGCATTGCCCATGGCAATATTGCCCATTAGATTTGGATACTGGGCTTGCTGTAACATAAACTCTCCCATTCCTTCTGGGCAATATTCGTTTATCTGTGTACACCATCTCCAATATGGGGTGTCTGTTCTCTTAGATAGAGCATAATGTTGTGAAACAAAGTCACGGAATCTTAAAACATCATGTTGTACAGCAAAGTTAAATCCTTCACGTTCGGATCTAGTTACATATCCTTCTCTTCGATTTAGTGCTTCGATTAGTTTAATGATGTTTTCATGTGTAGTCAAAAGTCCTGTTGACTCTAATGGTTCAACAAATCCATAGCTAAGACCAACGCCCACAACATTACCTACCCATGCTCGGCGTCTATATCCATGCTTAATATTAACTAGGAACATGTCGGCTCGATCAGCACGTTCTTTAGAACCTGTAGTAGCTAAGTGTCTGCGAAACTCTCTTTTAGCATCTTCGTCCGAAATAAATCTCGAACTAAAAACATATCCAGTACCTATACGATTCCATAACGGAATATTCCATACCCATCCGTTATCAAGAGCATGACAGTCTGTGACATTGTGCATTTCTCGCTCTCTATCTTCATAAGGAATGCGACATGCCCATGCTCTGTCGTTAGCTAGATATTTTTCAAAACTAATAAACTGAGAACCCATCCAGTTTTCTAGAAGTATGCTTCTAAAACCAGTACAATCAATCCAAAGGTCAGCTGTTAGTGTAGTCGTGTAATCAGCCAACAAGATCTGTGTGATATTGCCAAGATGATCTTTTTGGTGGGAGTGTACATCGCCGATCATATGCTTCACACCGTTAGGCAATGCTATTTTTTCTTTTAGATACTGACCAAATAACTGTGCATCAAGATGATAAGCAGTATCCCACTTGAACTCATAGTTTCGTAAAACTCTAGCTTCGTCTCTAGTTTGACGATTGTACTTGGCGAGGAAAGTATTGCCAGTCGCATACATTTGAGCAAACTGTTCGGGACCATATTCATCTGGATATAGTGTTGCTAGTTCTGACCATGCATTTGACCCACTAGGTTTATCGGTGAAATCTAGTCCTGCACTAAAGGGATATTCAAAATACGAACCATCTTTTTCTCTAAAGTTAGTAAAACGAATAGAGTTCTTATAGGTAGCATTACAAGCTGCCATCCAATCTTCGTCTTTTAGTTCTAGAATATTTAAAAATCTATTAATATGGCCTAAAGTGCTTTCTCCTACACCGACTGTTCCTACTTTTTCAGATTCTATTAATGTGATATCTAGGTGTGGACATAGTTTAGATAATGCCGCAGCGGTCATCCACCCAGATGAACCTCCACCAACTATAACGACTTTTTTAATATTCATGAGAAAACCCTTTGTTTAACGTCAACTATTTATGGTCATTGTTTTAAGTGATCATAGAAAAAGGGCGAGTACGATTCGCCCTTTTTAATCGTGTCTAATATTAGACTTTTGGTAGTGGATTCTCGTCTGGTCCGTACCATGTAATGGTGCCGTTAGCTGCGGTTTCGCTGACGATGCCATAATAACTGGCAATGTGCAGCTTCTCACCAGTTGCAGAATATAACCACCCATTGTCATTCATTTTTGCGCCTGCTGGAATAGGCATTTTTTCGCCTTCATAGCCCTTCCAACCGGGATAACGCTTCCATGATTGTATATCTGGTGTACAAGCAGTGCTAGGAAGATCTGGTGATGGTTCTTGGTTTTGCATAGCAGCAGCCATTTCTTCAAGACTTCCGTAACTTGGCTGTGGCACTGGCTTAGGAATCAACGATTTAACTAATAGCTGATGTTTATACCAATCGCTGTTAGTATCTAAAACTCCGTGTTCTTTGATAGCATCAAAGATTAGACCTAGCTGGGCGCCGATCTCGCCGTAGGCTACTCTACGTGCAACGCCGTTGTCTGTATGAGGGCCATCTCTTTCAACCCAAACCATGATTTGTTGACTAGGACTCCATTCTAGTGTCCAGTCCATTTGGATATTGTCCGGAGCATCTACCCACATGATCGTTGCGTCTGGGCCTTCGTATAAAGGACCTTCCTCGCCCGGATCAACGATTTTGCTGACATATCCTTGATATGATACAAGTGCTTTCTTCATAGTGTTATTTATACTCCTGATTATCTATATTCTTCAACTACAACAATACCTGGACGACCGTCACTACCGCGGTGTCCGTGGAAATAACCACCAGTTCCGCCTGTTCCTGGGGCTGCATGAGTTTGGTGATTGTGACTAAAATGCCCACCTTGTGGGTGTCCACTAGGAGCAGGGCCACCGAAGTGACTTGTTCCGCCTGGACCAAAACTATGATGGTGTGCGCCACCGCCACCTTGGTGTATGTTTAAGTCTCCACCTGATCCGTTGCCACTAACACCACCGCTGTGGTTGTTTTGACGACAAGCACCGTGCCCGCCGCCTGCCGACACATAAGGACCAAAACCAGCATAATCTCCATTACCACCTGCATTGTTGTAGTATGTGCCACCGCCGCCGCCGCCGACATAAACTGACACGGAGTTAATATTGTTGACTGCTACTTCAAGTACACGTTCGGCATAACCGCCCGCAGCACCCGACTCACCATGTCCGCCACCGCCACCACCTGCGCCTTGGCATTTAATACGAATGTATCTTACGCCAGCAGGTCTGTTCCATGTACCACCTGATGTAAATACCGAAATACTGTTTGGGCCAACTGTAGCATATTCATAGCCGTTTGCTGCTGAGTTTGTTCTTAAAACTGTATTTGCGCTGCCGACGCTGGTTATTGCTGTACCGCCTTTACCCACAGGCATTGTTCCTGTGACTATACCACTGCCTAAGTCTACTGAGCTATTAGCTAGCTGAGAAGCAGTGATATTTGAGTCTGCAAGATCTGATGTAGGAATGGTCCTAGACGCAATACTAGCTGTCTGGATCGTTCCGTCTATGATCGCAGAACTGTTAATCTGTTTGAGTGTTTGATAATCAAATGGCATTTTCTCTTCCCATTAATAAAACTCTGTTATAACTACAAGTCCGGGACGTCCATCTGAACCTCTGTGTCCACTAAAGTATCCTGCTGTGCCACCTGTGCCCGGTGCTGCGTGACCTTGATGGATATGGCTAAAGTGTCCTCCTTGCGGGTGTCCTGCAGGTGCTGGGCCTCCCCAGAAACTTGAACCTCCCATGCCCGACGAACGCTGTTCGTGGCCGCCACCAGATCCTGTATGGATGTTAAAATTACCGCCAGATCCTACTCCGCTTACACCGCCATTATGGTTATTTTGGCGGCATGCTCCGTGGCCGCCGCTCGCCGATACATAAGGACCAAAACCTGCGTAGTCTCCATTACCGCCTGCATTGTTGTAATATGTACCACCGCCACCACCGCCAACATAAACTGAGACAGAAGGGACTCCAACCATGCTGACAATTCTTTCAGCATATCCTCCTGCTGCACCGGATTCACCGTGACCACCAGCGCCGCCGCCGGCTCCTTGAACCTGTACCCAAACATATCTTACGCCAGCTGCTGGAGTATATGTTCCTGATCCAGTGAATACAACCATTCTATAGATACCATGGTTTGCCCATGTCAATGCGTTTGTGCTGCTGTTGGTTGTAAGAATTTGATATGCGCCACCGACACCACTCAAACCTGTACCGCCCCTAGTATAGGGAGTAACACCTGTAACTGTGCCGCTGGCGAGATCTACTGAGCTTGTTCCTAGTTCGTTAGCTGTTAATGATCCTGTTTGATATTTTGAAGTTGTAATCTGTGAAGCACCGATATCGCTACCAGTAATAGCTCCGCTTTGAAACGCTGCATTACTAATATTTTTCAGTGTCTGATAATCAAATGGCATTTTCTACTCTCTTATTAATAATACATTGTGACTAAAACCAATCCCGGTCTTCCGTCTGAACCTCTATGTCCGTGGAAGTGTGCGCCTGCGCCGCCTGTGCCTGGTGCTGAGTGACCTTGGTGGACATGCGCAAAGTGGCCGCCCTGTGGGTGACTACTTGGGGCACCGCCTCCAAAATAAGTATCAGCACAACTTTGTGCCGAGTAAGCGTGATGGCTTAGGCCACCACCTTGGTAAATGTTTAAACTTCCACCCGATCCTGTGCCACTAACGCCGCCACTGTGCTGATTCTGTCTATTGGCTCCGTGACCGCCACCTGCCGAGCAGTATGGCCCAAAACCTGCGTAGTCGCCATTTCCGCCTGCGCCAGAATAATAAGTACCACCGCCACCGCCACCAACATATACAGATACTGATGGAATGCCAGTTACATCTAAGAAACGCTCTGTGTATCCTCCGGCGCCGCCACCTTCTCCGTGGCCCGAGCCACCGCCTGCTCCGCCTTGGCACTGTACTCGAATATAACGGACGTTAGTTGGTCGGTTCCATGTTCCTGAACCTGTAAAAACCTGTATACCATAGATACCGTGGTCGGAGTTGACTTGCTGACTGCCGTCTGAATAGACAGCCTGGTATGCGCTACCTAGGTCAGTTCTTCCACGACCGCCTCTGTTCACAGGTAAAGTTCCTGTGACTACACCAGTCGTTGTGTTGACTGCGTTGGCAGCAAACTTACTAGATGAAACTGCACCTGTTTGTATACGATCAGCAGTGATCTGCGTATCACCGATATCTGCGGTCGCGACACTGCCGTCAATGATTGCTGCGGAACTAATGTTTTTAAGTGTTTGATAATCAAACGGCATTTCGGACCTCTATTAAATACCCTGAGCCATTAACCATCCTGGGTTACTTGCTCCTGAATAAACTAACTGGAATGCTGCACCTGCTGTGGAAACTGTCATGGTATCTAAAATACCCATGATTCTGTTACCGTTATTATTTACAGTTAAGTTTTGTGTGTTAAATGTTCTTGAATAATCGATAAAATGTACAGAATCACCTCTGTTAGGTGCTGATGGAAGTGTAACAGTAAAACCACCACCGGAAGTATTGCACATGATACGATCACCTGCAACAGCGGTATAACCTGTTGTAATAACCTGCCAATCGTTACCGTATCTAGCTTTTACATAACCTGCGGTTGTTAGGTCGTACTGGTTAGAACCAACTGTAGAAAACGCTGAGCTGGCTCTTACAAAAGAACCGTTCATATTAACGTTATCGCTGAAAGTACCAGTTGTAGCAACCAATACACCACCTTCGATGTTAGCCAACACATAGTTAGTACCATCTGCTGTGATCGTCATCGTAGTTTGACTTGGCACTGTTTGGTTAGCTGTACCGCTAGATGCTGGACCTGTAAATATTCCGCTTGGTGAGCTTAATGTGATGCTACCGCTAGTAGCATTATAGTAAGTCTGAGTATAGCCGGCAAATAATACAGGACTTGGTACAGTAATGGTAACACCACCTGCTCCTGTAATCGTCGTGGTCAGACCTTGTACGGGAGACGAAATTGATGTTGATCCCGATACTGATGTAGTATTATAAACTGTATTATATCTTGCCATTTTTCTATCTCACATTAAGTTGTAGATGTTTCAATACCGTAGACTGTAACGTTTACACCAGTGCTGCTACACCATCCTACTAGGTTTAACCCTGGTTGTAGAACTAGACCAGTACGTTCTAGAACACCGTTTGGAACGATTGTGGTTCCCCATTCGATCCATTCTGAGCTGGTAGGGCTAGTTGTACTAGCCATAGCTAGACGTACTGTAACTGATGTAGCATTCGTGTTAGTAAACGAAACGTTTGCTACTGTGTAATATCCTGTCGGAACCGTGTACAATGTGGTATTTGTCGAAGCCCCTGGGGATGTATTTCCTAATCTTCCTGTTGCCATTTAATTTTCTCCAATATTATCTTTGCATAAAGAATCCAAGTGCAACGGGTGCCCCGTCAATGCCACCTGTGAAATTCAACTTAGCTGTAACGTTGATTTGTACTCCTGTAGTTGTACTTATCGTATTGTTAGCCAAGTATACAACACCTGCTGTCAATGTATTTACGTTCAACGAGCTAGCACCACCACCAATCTGTGCAGTGATATATGCCTTAATAGCACGTTGAGTCGGTACAATACTATCGCTATTAGCAGTGAAGTATGGGTCTGTTGAGAACTGAGTAATAACTGCAGAACCAACACCGATCGAAACAGCACCTAACTGCAAGCTCTGTAGACCGCTTAGGTTGAACGCTGAAGCATTCAATGTAGCAGTACCAGTTGCCTGTTGGACTCCGAATAGGTTACCAACGTTAAAGTTACCGTCTTGGTCAGTACTTGTGAAGAACACACGACCGCCACCTGAGCTGTTACTTTGGTTAGCCTGTACCGCTAAAGTAGTATCAACATATGGGTAGTTTGTTCTCTGTTTGTTACCGGTACCAATGTACAGGAAGTCATGACCAGTTAGACGAACCTGTGAGTACAATAGTCTTGTAGTAATCAATGTTCCCTGTGAAGGAGCATTGTACACAGTTAGACTTGGGTTGATCTGTAACTGAGCTGTATAGTTTCCTGCGATTCCTAGCACGTTGGTTACAGAAACTAGTTTGTACCAAGTATTTGGAATATTTGCAAACTCTACGTTTGCACCGGCTTTTGGAATCTGATATAGGCCAGCGACATTGATAAATGTGCTTGGTTGATATAGATCTGAGAAACCATCACCAAGTGCCACTGCTGTAGCTGTAGTGTTATTGGTACCTCTGTTAGTGAAGCTTGGATTGCCTAAAGATCCATCAGCCATACGCATACGTAGTGCCGCAGTCTTGACCTTGTTAGGATCAGTTAGTGTGTAGATCGGGCCTGCACGATAAGTTCCTGTTAATCCTGTTGCAGCAGTTAATGTAACAGGTGTTGCTGAACCTTGTGTTGCACTGACCTTGAATGTATTACCAGAGATAGTTGAACCAATCACATAGTATGTGACGTTTTCAGTCAATCCGCCTGTGCTTACACCAGTAAACTCGATTGGTTGACTGTCAACTAGTAGAGCAACGTTGTCTGCTGTAATAACATTAGTAGTTGCTGCGGTAGCACTGATAGTTCCATATGGATAACCAGAGCCTGGTTCTAGCATACGGACTTCTGTTACTACGCCTGATACTACTTTTACACGACCAGTTGCTTGAGCTCCTGTACGGATGCTGGCTGCTACTGTACCGCTGGTGCGTGAAATAGCTGCCCATAATGGACGCTTGTTAGTGTTACCAAATGCACAAGATACCCAGTTGCTTGAGCTAGGTAGTGTGCGTAGTGTCCATGTAATACCGTCTGGGCTTGTAGCACACTGATTTGTGCCTTCTGCTGTGGCAAAGAATAGACCTGCACCATAACGGATCCTTGTCCATACTGCGCTTGCTGGCATTCCGTTTGGACTTAGATACCATGTAACACCGTTATCGATTGTGTAGGCAACGTTTCTGTTTGCTGAGCCACCTTGGCCGCCTGCGATAGCAACAAATCTACCATTACCATAGGCCATTGAAGCCCAGTTTGTAATAGAACCTGGAATAGTTCCCTGTGCTGTCCAGCTTACACCATTGCTCGATGTAGCTGTCTGACCTTGTGATCCTAGTGCTAAGAATATAGCATTACCGTAGTGTACAGAAACATAAGTTCCTGCACCTAGTGTTGGTAGTGTACGTGATACCCATGTTGCACCACCATCGCTTGATGTTGATGCTAGAGCTGTTCCACCACAGGTTACTAAGATACCACCGCCATAGGTTAGACCTGCTGTGCTAGTCGATGGAAGAGCTCCGCCGCCTGCCCAAGCAGCACCTAGGTTGCTTGGTACTGCATATGCACTGTTTGTGCTAGCAGTTGATATCGCGACAAATCTTGCAGTAGCATCTGTGATAGTCACTGTAGGTACTGAAGTGTAACCATAACCGCCAGTACCATTTGTACCAAATGTGATAGATGTCACACCTGGCAAGTTTGGATTTGTTCCGCTATTTGTGACTGCCGCTGCTGTAGCTGTTGTACCAATATATGTTAGAGTTGCTGTACCGTTTGATGCAGCACCGCTTTGATGTATCGGTCCTGATGTAGTAAATGTTCCAGCACCTGTACATGTATAGAAGTTCTTGATACCACTGTTGTTGAAATAATAGATAGTATTCAACACAGCAGAACCACCTGATGTCCATGCACTTCCGTTGAATGGATCGCTAACTGTTACTGTTGGTGTTGAGAAGTAGTTCTTACCATAAGACACCATGGTGTAACCAGTCACTGTGCCAGTGTAGGCTGTTGCTGTTGGAGCTGATGTGTATCCAGAACCTGGAACTGTTACAGTCACAGAAACAATAGTGCCATTGAGCAAGACTGCTGTGGCTTGTGTACCACTTCCGCTGCCGCCGCTAAACAAGATTGTTGGAGGACTTGTATATCCAGTACCGCCTTGGACCACTGTTACGCTTAGAACTTGGTCTGCACCAGCGATGACGTTGCCGGCTGTTCCTAGTTGTACACTTAAAACTGCTCCAGAACCGCCAAAACCGCCTAGTGTTGCTGTTGCTGTTGCACCTTCACCACCAGCATAAACTACCTGTCCCCATGTCTGTGAACTTGGTAGTGCGCCGCCTGCGGACCATGTTACTCCATCTGTTGAGTAAGCTGTTGATGTACCACCTGATGCGATAGCGACATAGTTGCCCGAACCATAGGCCATATTAGACCATGTAGCTGTTGCAGGCAATGTTCTTGCTGTAGCAGCATATCCAGGTGCTGTGTAGCTAATGCGAGGTTCAATAATGTATGTTGTTGTTAGGTCAAGTGCTGCTACGATTGGTGTTCCTGAAACAGTATGATCCCAACCAGCTGCATACAATGTCACGCTTTGACCTGTTGTAGTTGTGATCGCTGATGTAAGAGCACCGCCACCGCTAGTTGCACTAACGTTGATTGTTGTAGAGTTTACAACGCTCTGTACAAAGTAAACCTGTCCTGAGCTCAATCCACCTACTGTAGAAGCTACGTAGAACGGCATTGTAGCATACATCTGGCTTGTATCACTGACTGTCACTGTACTTGGAGTACCTTGTGTTGTGGCAGTGATTGTTACGTTATTAAACGAATCTTTATAGACCTGAGCAATCTTAGAACCGTTGTTGTATGTTAGGATATTTCCGTATTGTCCGACGCCAGTACCTGCAGTAACTTGGATTCTCATTCCAATGTACGCAGAACTTAGGCTAGTGTCAGTAGCAGCGATTGTGATGCTGTATCTGTCACCGGTTTGTGCTGCGTTAGCAAAAGTTACATAGCTAGTACCACCGTAACCATTACCATCATTTAAATCAATGATTCTTGATTCAAATAATGCACCGTCACGGAACTCATCATGCATAGCTGCTGCGTTAAATCCGCTGCCGCTGATTGTTGTTACAGAGTTAGTGTAGTTCTGACCTGCATTACCGTATTCGATACGTAGAACTTTGTTGTTTAGGTCAGTGACTACGTTAGTCATCTGCGCTTGGAAGTACGAGTTATTAACGGTACCATATAGAGGTGTTTCGTAGGTATCAACACCTTCTGCGATAACACCATATGTACCATATGATGAGTTACCGTTAGTAGCACGTATACGTCCACCGTATTCTGCTAGATAACCTGCGTAACCGTAGTAGTTGAACACAGAAACAAGTTCTGTTAACGAGCCGCTACCTGTACACCATACACCAATACCATCACTTAGGATTGTTGTAAAGTCATTCTTAACCATAGACTTGTTGCCGCCATTGTGTAGGGCTGCATCAATCTTGGCACCAGTACAACCAGTACCAAACATGGTCACGTTCTGACTATAGTGTGAACGATTCGTTACCCAAACGTTAGTGTCGTTTGGACCAAATCCTGGATCAAGAGCTACGAATGCGCCAGCTGTAGGACGCTTGGTTCCATAGCTGTTAGCATTTGTTAGACCACCGTATGGTCCATATAGACCATTCAATGTGCAGTTACGTAGACCTGTCGCATTTCTTACACGGAACATATCCTGTGCAGTAGAACCTGTCACAGAGTTATTGTACCACATAGCTGCTTGTAGTGTCTTGTAGTTACCTGTGTATTGTAGATCATATACCAGCGCCTTGACATACTCTGCGGTATCTCTCTTGCACTTTGCTTGATCAAAATAGTAGAAGCTTGTAGCAACACCGCTAGCTGTTGTCAACGAGAATGGTTGCGAACTTCCGTTTGTAGCGGTAACTGTAAATGTTGTAGTACTTGGAGTTGTCAAGACCCAATATACTGTGTTGGCTACTAGATTTCCAAATAGACCACCTGCTGTAAATGCTGTAGAACCAGTTCCTGCTGTTAGGTTAGTTGTGGTTCCGCCGCTTACAGAACTAATAGTGATGTAGTTACCACCTGGCAGCGATTTGATATAATAGGTACTGTTTTGTGTGATGCCACCAAATACTGTACCAGTGAATATGATTGGCATATTCACGACCATACCAGCGGTTGATGTTACTAATATTTGATTAGGTCTTACACCATCGGTGCTGGCAAATGTCTGTGTAGCCGTTGCATTAATCGTTACTGCTGAGAACTGTACAGGATCACCAACTACTAGATTATGTGCTGTGCTAGTAGTGATAACATTGGTGCTAACTGTGGTGTTAGTCACTGTAGCAGAGTTGTTAACTGTAGTAAAGGCAGCTAGTTCTGCTGCGATAAAATCAGAGTTTGCACGTAATATTTCTGCACCCTGGATTGTGGCCAATGTGTTTTCATAGGTCACTGTTCCGTTGATTTCTGGACTTAGTTCAGCAGTTGCAGCAGTACCAATACCAGTTGTTAGAATCTTGATGATGATATCCATCAAGTTATTAGCTCTGGTCTGTGCGGTTGTGCTAGAATATACTGATGCTGCTATCTGTGTTTTTAGATAGTTCATTGCAGAGATAGTAGCTTCTTTTTGTCCTGCGATCACTAGCGAAGCCTGTGATGTATAATATGTTCTTCCTGATACAACTGATCGGAAGTTACTATTAAACATAAAGTCGTAGGCAATAGAATCAATAATAAAACCAACGTCTCTTGAACATGTTGCCTGATTGTAGGTCAATGTTGAGTAGTTAGTGTTAATAAAAGATAACACTGCTGCTTGTATTGCGGCCTTTGCTCCGCTCAATGTTTGATAAGCAGTTTGTAGTTCTGTGCTTACACCTGTGATCGACGGCATGTTGGTCTTTTCTACTGTAATAGTTAAACCAGTACCGTTAGTGAATCCTGATAGAGCTGCACCTAGATAGCTTGAACTTAGTGTAAATGTGTTTGTAGCAAAGCTCTGTACATAATAGATAGTACCAGCAATCAAACCATTTGTAGTAGTTTGTGCTGTGATCATGTCACCTACTGCTAGACCGTGACCATTTGATGTAAATGTATTACCGCTAGCGATAGCTGTGATAGTCAGTGTTGGAACACCTGTTGTTAGACCGTTATTGATGATGTTTGTAATAGTAGTCATCAATGTACCAATCTGTGTGGCAGCGCCTGCTGAACCTACAGTCTGTGTACCTTTGGTCCTTACCTGTGTAACTGAACCTTGCAGTGGACTGGCCACTAGTGTATTTTGTGCCACACTTTGAGCCAATGTGCTTAGGTAACCATATGCAGCCAATGTGGCTGCTTTCTCGCCACTGGCTATCTGCAATGTGCTGGTCAACGCAGAGTAATATTTCTTACCTGCTTGTGTGCTAGCAAAGTTTCCGCCATAGGTTAAATCATAACGTAGAGCATCGATGACATATCTTACATCTCTCTTGCAGATGTTGCTGTCATATGACACAGCTGGATAGTTAGCCGCAATATATGCGATAACTTCTGCTTGTAAGAACTCGACGTTGTCATACAGAGCCATCTTAGCTGCTGCATAACCACTGTTGATAGTGCTTGGATCTGGCCATTGGAATCTTGGAACACCACCATTGTTGATAGTGCTGATTAGATCATATAGGCATGCATCTACTTGAGCTGCACTTCCGCTGGCTGCTATGATTCTGCACTTGCTCTTTAAGAACTCAATAAATCCTTGTTGAGCTTGGAACTGGCTTCCAGTTACTTTAGCAGTAGATGTCAATGAACGAGAGTAACTCATGCCTGCTACGATGCTGGCATAGTTTGAGTTGAACATTAGATCGTATCCAAATGCATCGACCATTAGACCAACGTCACGTTGACATGTTGCTTCAACAAAGTTGACATTTTGGAAGAACTTCTTGACCCATGCACTAGCATCTGCAGCGATTTCGCTTCTGCGAGCCTGTAATGCTGCACGAGCAGCTACTAGACTTGCAGATACCCACGATGTCGCTGGTTGCACTGTTGCTGGAGCGGTTCCGTTGTTGAGCCAATCATATACGTTCTGTACACGATCGCCGGCAAATGCTGCTGCGGCAGCAGAACCAGCAGTACCAGTAGTCACAATAGGAGTAACGTTACCGGCTGCGGCTACAGCAGTCTTAGTAACGATAGCCGATACTTGAGCTTTTAGATATGCATATGCTGCCTTGGTAGCAGTTAGTTCCGAGTTAGCGATAGTTAGCTGGTAGTAAGAATAGTACGAACTACCCGCGATCAAGCTCTGTGTATTACCGCCATAGGTTATATCATAGACGATAGCATCTAGGATATAGCCGACGTCACGTTGACATTTTGCTTGGCCTGTTGCACCTAGAGCAGTCCATACTGAGTTATAGTTATTGATTAGATATTGACTTACGTCTGCTTTCAAGAACGCATAGTTCTGGATGATCTGTGCGCGACCTAGGTCAAATCCAGTAGTTGCTCCACTTGCATAACCTGTAGCTGCGTAGGCAGTGTCAGTTAATGAAGTTCCATAGTTTGTTGGATCTGGAATCTGGAAATCAGGTAAGCTGTTAATACCATTAGTAAACACATCATAAACGGTATCTGCTAGTTTTGTTATTCTGCTTGTAGCCAATGTACTACCTACACTACCTGCTGGTAATGATGTAACCTGAGATACAGTGTTACCTGTAGTAGGGGTAACAGGTGTATTTGACATTAGGTTAGGTACTATAGCTCTTAGTCGTTGAATAGCTGCTGTAGATCTTGTTTCGTCATTGACTAAAAATTTATTAGCTGATGCTGGTTGTACAACACTGGTTCTAAGTTCGTCACCTACGATAGCTGTATAGCTTGGAATATTAATAGGTGTTACTTCGTTAAATGTACCAGTTGTGATACGTATTGTAGTAGTTGGTTGTATCGGTGTTGGAATACCAGTTGCTGTGCCGGCACTTACTCCTGCCTTAATAACTTGTATCAAGTCTTGAGCACTCTGAGTAGTTCCTGTTTCTGCAGTCAATGTGTTATCAATGATCTGAAGAGCCTGAGAACCTACAGAGATTCCATTTAGAGTCTGATAGTTATTAGCTGGTGGAACATTTCCTAGGATGTTGGCAACCAATGTTTTTAGGTATTCGTGTGTTTCAGTAAACACAGTTATTTCACCTGCATCAACGTTGGTAGCATAAGCTGTTCCTGCACTAGTGTAGTAAGCTGATGCATTTGCAATCGTCTTGCTAGTTCCGCTATGTGTGATATCAAAGATGATACCATCTAACACATAACCAGTATCACGTTGTGTCTTTGCAGAAACGTTATTATATGATACAGTTTGAGCACCAGTCTGTTGTGTTAGTGTTCTTGTCGAACCGCCACGTGTGTTGCTGATAGTAAACAATGTTGAACTATCGATCGTCTTGATATAGTACTGTGTTCCAACAGTTACACCGCCGATGGTTGTTGTAAACACCACAGGCATGTTGACACGTAATCCTCCGGTATCTGCTGCAACAAACTGATTAGAAGCATTTGTGCTAGTAATAGTTGCCTTGTAGGTATATTGAACAAAGTTGTCGATTTCTTTAAGTACGAACTGTTTATTCTTTGCTAGCAATAGTCCTGCTTGGCGATTTAGATAACCTTCTTCAATCTTTTGTGCTGCATAGCGAACACTCTTCCAAGGTTTATCAATGGTTGTGCCTGTGCCATCGTCTAGTGTATCTACACCGCTAGGTGCTACCCATACCAAGTTATTGATTTGACCATAGTAGGCCCATGCTGGGTAGCTATTTGAGTTTACACGTAAAACCTGTCCATCTGTACCAACAGGCAATCTGGTTGCGCCGTTTGGTCCATAATAGAACATATCACCTTTGGTTGTTAGTACGGCTGTTTCTGTACCGTTAGCTAATAGGTTCCAATAAGTTGCTGTCGTGTCGTTGTCTGGTCTATTTCCGGTGGCTGCTACGTGTGCGCTTACGCAAATGTATGAGCTCGATCCCCAGAAAGTTACATCACCTAGTACATAAGTTGTTCCCGATGTCCAAGTTGTAGAAATACCAGTACATGATACCGCAGTAATCCCGCCAGAAGTGACTCCAGTAACTGTTAAGATAACATCGTTAACTGGACTTAGACCACCCAGACTAGTACCAAGGATTTTTAATGTATCATTGATCGCATAACCACTGCCTGGCGTTGTTGCTGTAGCTGAATAAACTGTTCCTGCTCGTGTAACTGTGAATACTGCGCTACTTCCAGAGCTGCTGATGTTAGTAGCTGAAAGTCCAGTGTATGATCCCGAAGTTGCTGCCCAACGTAGTCCACTGTTTAGTCTTGCCCAATAGCTAGTATTAGGTGGTGTTTGATTTAGACTATCTACTGTAGCTACATAGGTGTAGCCGCCTAGGCGTACAACATGTCCTACCTTGTAGCTAGTACCTGAGTTCCAGTCGCCTTGGAAACTGAAACCAGTTGTATAAACATCCCAGTATGCTGAACTAACTGCGCTAGGTGTTTGACTAGTTGAATGATTCTGTTTGCAGATGTAGCTGTAACCACCATAGGTTACTACATCACCAATTTGATAAGTTGTTCCGCCAACCCAGCTATTCTCAAACTGTAGTCCGTTAACAAACATTGAGAACTTAGTGTTATCAAATGTTCCGCTTGAAGTATGTTGTGTGGTGCAAATCCATAGGTCTGCGCCATATTTTACAACATCATTTAATTTATAACGAGTTGTTCCTGCCCATGCACCTTGGTAGATAACACCAGCATTGAAAGTATCCCATTTTGCTTGGTCTACTTCGAGTCCGTTTGACGAGCTAGCATCACTGATGTGAGCCGTGTTACATATGTAGGTATAGCCACCATATGTGACAAAGTCGTTTTTCTTATAGCGTGTACCTGTGGCCCATGCGCCAGTCCAGTTAAAAGCCGTTGAAAATACGTCCCACTTAGACTGATCATTTTCTAGTCCTAGGTAGGTTGGACCTGTGAATGTCGCCGAAGTGTGAGCCGTATTACACTGATAAACGATTCCGCCGTATTTGACGAGATCGCCTTTATTATAGTATGTGGTAGCGGTCCAAGTTCCTCTCCATGCAAGACCATCTGCCATTAAGTTCCATTTGCTAGGATTCGCTGATAAATCAGTTGTGAATGCTGCGCTTGAATTATGACTTATCACACAGATATAAGTCTTACCGCTGACGGTTACAACGTCGTCAACGACATAGGACTGGCCAGTCTGCCAAGTTCCTTGATAAACAAATTTGATCCTACCTAGTTTAAATTCTGCCATTTTGTTTCAATCCTCGAAAGTATTTATCTAAACTTTAAATACACGCTTTTTAGCCTCGGAAGAATGCTCCCTTCATGTAAAACTCAAGAGCCATTCCGTCTCCGTCCCACTGTCCGTATCCGCCGTTTTTACCAAATAGTGCTACGTTAAGCACTTTTAATCCCGAACCCTGTGTGCCTTCTGGTATCGTGCTTGCGATCTTGTTAGGACCACCAACTAGTACGACACCTGCTATCAACTGTCCAGTAAACGTGTTAGAACCACCTTGGCTCAAACGACTGGTCAAATATGCTTTGATAGCTTTTTGTGTAGGTACAATATTGTTAGAGTTGGCCACAAACGTCTGATCTGTACTAAACTGTTTGATCACCACGCTGGCTCCGCCGACTGCAATACCACCTAGAGAAAGTGTTTCAAGTCCAGACAATCCAAACTGCGAAGCACTTAATGTAATAATACCTGTTGCCTGTTCAACACCAAACAATGTACCAACTTTAAAGTTACCATCTTGGTCGGTGCTAGTGTAGAATACACGACCATAGTCAACTTCAACAGTTTGATTCTGTGGTTGTGTTTCGTTAACATCAACAATAGGATAGTTAGTAGCTACAACATCACCAGTACCGATGTTCAAGAAATCGTGTCCAGTTAGTCTTGCTTGGCTGTACTGCTGACGTATCAATATTGCTGTATTATCTTCAGGACTCAATGCCACAGTCATATCTGGAGATATCTGTACGTTAGCTTCAATATTTGGAGCTGTCGTACCAAACATAATTGTTGCATTTGTGACCTTGTAGATCTTATCATTACCAGCGATACTCAAGTTATCGCCTGGTCTTGGTAGCTTGGTAAGATTCTTGATAATCAATGATAGGCCAGTCTGATAGTCGTCGGCATAACCGTTACCACTGATAGCGATAGTTGTAGTTGTAGTATTGTAGCCCGATCCTTTATTAATAAAAGTTGGGTTTGCCAATGATCCATTACCTACTCTTGGCTGCAATGTAGCTGGAGTTTGTACGTTTGGATCTGTGATGGTAACTGTTGGTGAAGAACTATAACCTGATCCAGGTTCAAATAAACTAATCGATGTGATGATATTGCTAACCACTGTTGGTCTAGCTTTAGTTTTCACACCAGCAATAATCCTTGAACCTGCTGTTTGAGCAGCAACAGTGACAAAGTAACCAATGCCGGTTGTCATGTTAACGCCCCATTGGAGATTTCCATAGGCATCTGAAGATACTGATCTTGAAATCCATTGTACGCAATCATCAGTAGTCCATGCTTGGTTAGCACTGGCGTTGACTGCGAGGAACACTCCCTGACCATATGCTACGCTAGTTCCTGTGATGGCCAAGTTAGATTGATACCATGTAGTTAGATCAAAGCTATAAATGGTCTTAGAACTTGCACTTGATACTATCAAGAATCTATTGTTACCGTATGCAATATCGCTCCAAGTAGCACTGATCGGTAATGTCACTGAAGTCCAGTTTATTCCATCTGTAGATTTTGCTGCTACGGTGCCTGATGCAGCGATAGCGACAAAGACTCCCTTGCCATATACCACTTTGACCCATGCTTGATTTGGCAATCCAGAACCACTGGCCCATGTCTGTCCAGAGTTTGTTGAATATGCTGCTGTAGTAGAGTTTGAAGCTATCGCTACGAATTTACCATTTCCATATGCGACACTGGTCCATGTTGTTGATGACGGAAGGGTAAATGGTCTCCATCCATTACCATTGTTAAATGATACTAGCACTGTAGAGTTAGTCGCTCCACCTGAGCTAATGATAACCCATGCACCTTGACCGTAGGCGATTCCAGTCCAGTTTCCACTGGTTGGCAACGGAACATTAGACCAGTTAAGGCCGTCTGATGTCCTAGATGCTGTCGAACCACCATTGGCGATCGCGATCCAATAACCATCGCCATCGCCATAAGCTACATCAACCCAGTTATTAGTTGGGGGTAGTATGCTCATAGTACCAGCTGTCTGAGAGAATGTTGGGTCTGTAAACTCTAGTTTCGGTTCTATAAAGTAAACAGTAGAACTATCTAATGGAGATATCGCCGGTGTTCCTGGAATAATATGATCCCAACCACTAGCACCAAGTTTCATAGCACCAGTTTTGGTTGCTAGATTAAATGATATGCCACTACCTTGAGAAGCTGTTACTGTGAATGTGTTGTTATTCGAGTCAATAGTATTGACATAATATGTTGTTCCAGATACTGGACCACCAAATAATGATGTTCTGAACTGTACATTCATAGTACCTGTAGAAGTTGTCACATTAGTCTTTGTACTTGTTGAGGTTCCTGTTAGATTAGAAACGCTGGCGTTAGTACCTGGGTTAAATGCTGCTGGTGATGTCCTTACTAGCACATTACCAGTAGCGTTAATCAATCCAACTGCTGATCCGCCAGGAGTCTGGCTGATCGTAAATGAAGTGGCATTGTTAACCGCTAGGATATAATATACTACTTCTGCCTGTACGTTTCCAAATGTATTTCCTATGAATACCACTGGGTTATTAGCTTGGAAACCAGCTGTCGATCCTACAGTGATTAGGTTAGTTGTTATCTGAGTAGCTGTTGCCTGTGTTGACAAAATGCTGCTAGAAATCTGGAAAGTATTTGCACTGACTATCTTGCTGATATAATATTTTGTTCCTTCTACGATATTGGTTCCAGTTGTAGTTCCTGCAAATACGATCGGATTCAATGGAATCAACGTAGAGGTCGATGACACTGTAATCAAGTTACCAGTCGATGCCACGGCTGTTGGAGCTACAGTTACTAGACTATTAGAAATAGTAAAGTTATATCCATCTATGATATCTTGTATGTAGTAGGTATTTCCTAGTGTGAGTCCTCCGAGTGCGGTTCCACCGGTAAACTGTGCAACTAAGTTTGGTAGCATATTTGCTGTGCTGCCTACAGTGATAAAACTATTTCCTGCAGGGAAACTCATAGTCATCTGACCAGTGGCTGTCACTAACTGTGCAACAGGTCCATAGATAGTAGCAGTAATCTGTATGGTTGTACTATCAATGATCGACGAAATATAGTAGAAATAATCAGGAGTAATACCACCAAACATAGCTTGTGTATTGTCTGATGCAAAAAACTTAATAGGCTGGTTTACTCTCAACTGAGCTGTTGTAGCCACAGTTACAAGATTGTAAATACCGCCAGATACTGCTGTGACTAGCACAGTTCCTGTACTTGTATTTGTGGTCGATGTTGTATAATAGGTTGGCGTAAACTCACATGGCATTCCAACATACAGCTGAGACACGTTAGATCCTGAACCAAGAGTAAAGTTATTAGTACTGCTTGTTGTTGCTGTGATGTTCAACTGTTTAAAGGAAGGCTTCAATACGTTGGCACGTTTACTATTGCCACTGTCAAAATAACTGATAGTACCATATTGACCAGCACCTGTTCCACTATTAATAAAGACATTCATACCTACATAGTTGGTATCTGACTTAGTGTCTGATCCTGCTAATAATACATAGGTATCAGTACCGCCTTGGGCGTTATTACTAGCTGTTAGATAACCAGCTCCACCAGGAGTTCCGCTTCCGGAAAGATCAGTGATACGTGTCTGGAATACTGACTGTGTTCTATTTTCATCGCCGACTACAAGAGCTCCAGTACCAGCACCTTGTATGTTGAAGTTGGCATATGAAGTGTAGTTGTTATTATCAGTTTCAAAATAGAAACTAGGTTTACCAGTGTTTGTTGAAAGCTCTAGTTGAGAACCATAGAAATAAGTATATCCTGCACCGTTATTTCTACCACGTGCATATAATCTATATTCTAGATTGGTATTAAGACCGGTTACATCATTTACGGCCATCCATAGTCTATACCATCCGTTTGGCAACACCACAACGCCGTATTGTGAAGGAACAAATCCAGTTCCGTCGCTGCTGGCTGTGGTTACACCTGTGAGGAAGTTATAGTTTACTGAACTTCTAACTGTGGTATTACCGCTAAATGTTCCGTAAAGATCAACCGATGGAACATTTCCATATTTTACATAAGCACTAAGAGTATAGTTTCTAGCACTGTTCTGCGGAACTGTTCCAGTTACACTAACTGTTAATATAGCCGAGCCGCTTAGTGAAGTTACAGTGATTGTACAATCATTAGTAGTTACTAGACCACCTAGCTGATCGCCAGGTACGAACATCTGGTTTCCAGTAACATAGCCGCTACCGCCTTGATTGACCGAAACTACATAACCGGTACTTGTAACAGTTATGTCAAATAATGCACCGATACCACTACCTGTTAAGTTAGTAGCTGAAAGGCCTGAATAAGTTTTACCTGCCGCTGGTATCGCTACTGATTGATAGATGTAAGCACTATCTGTACCGCCAGTAGTACCTGTAAGAGTCCATGCTTCGGAGTTTCCTGTAGGTGCTATCTGGTTTTTCTGTATGCTAACATTACCATCAGTGCTCCACGCCACGTTGTTATAGACGTTACTGTAGTCTAAGAAGTTTAGTGTACTGGTCAAATAGTTATTACCAGCATTCTTATAGTTTAGACCAACTAGCTGGGCATTACCGCTCAATGAGCTCTGTACTGATGCTTGTATCTGTGATGATTTGTTGTATACATTTCCAGAGATAGGAACTTCGGCAAGATCGTAACCTTCTGCGATAACACCATATGTACCATATGATGTATTACCGTTAGTTGCACGAATCTTTCCTCCACCTTCAGCGATGTAACCGGCATAAGAATAATATGCGAACACAGAAACAAGTTCTGTTAGTGCGTTATGTCCGGTACACCATACGCCTACACCGCCTGAAAGAATAGTTGTGTAGTCGTTGGCAACGATTGATTTGTTTCCACCGTTGTGTAGGTCTCCGTCAATCTTGATACCAGTACATCCATATCCGAACACAGAACAGTTCTGTGTGTATGGAGAACGTTGGTAAATCCAACTACGTGAGTCATTTGGTCCACGTCCTGGGTCAAGGCTTGAATAAGAACCGCCTGTGGGACGCTGAGTTTGATTAGCGTTAATACCGCTCAATGAACCTAACAGTCCAGTAAACGTCATATTTCTTAGACCTGTTCCGTTTCTTAAATGGAACATATCTTTGATTGCATCACCGCCGAACAAGAAAATAGCTACATTACCTGCTGTTTGTGTTTGAACAGGGAATATAGGTCCGCCTGGGAATGTACTAAGGCTGAACTTAGTACTAGTAATCGCTGTGCCAACGATAGTTGAACCTAGACCGGTAGTCCATGCTTCTGCAAAACTAAAATCATGATAGTGATATGTACTATCAGGCGTAGCATGACCACCTGCAAGATCTTCACCAAATGAATAACCTAGTGCCTCGCCAGCTGCATATGATGCATTGTAGGTATATCCAGGTATAGAAGTAAATCCGTTAGGTGAACCTTGTGCTGCGCTAGGTGAGAACATAGCGACACCATTTAACCAGAATCCAATAGGACCATATCCTACATCAGGATGTGTCAACGATGCTACGTTAGTTCCTGCACGAAGCTTAAATGTTAGGTTCCAATCTTTTACGTTAGGATTGTTTGCGCCTGCTGGGTTTCCAAAACTGTGATAAGGGACACCAGTAGATTTAATCTTGATGTTACCACCGCCATTGGTAATAGTCCAGCTGTGCTGGCGTCCGTCAAAGTTTGATTTTTGACTTGTATATGCGATTTCATATCCTGCAGGTGCTGATCCTCCGCCACTGTAGTAGTCGCTGATAAAAGGATTTGGATCGCCATAGAACTTTTTACCTAGGACATATGGATATGCTGGGTCGCCGTTTGCATCAATAGTGCAGAAATAAGCATATGTGCCGTTAGGATAATCAGGAGTTACACAATAACGTCCATTATAAAGATCGAGATCGGTGCCTTGAGGGTTAGTAAAGCTCCAATCTTCGTTAAACATGCCCATAGGATACTGGCTAACGTTTGTAGCTGGTGCTACTCTAGTCGAAGGACTATTAAGAGTATAACCACTCTGCATACGTTTTGTAGCAGAGTTAGCATTAGTAGCTTGAGAATAGCCATAAGGACCATAAACAGGATAACCGTCAAGTGCAAATCCAAGGATCTTACTGTGTCCATCTGGATGTGTTAAGCTACCGTTAAGGTATTCGATTTCATTTACTTCTGGCACACCAACGTTAGCAGCGTTTGTGTCATTCACATAGAAAGTTGTTCCGGTAGTAGTTCCGCCGATAGTTTTTGTTGGAGCACCAATATCGATAGCTCCAGAAAACTGTACCGGAGTTCCATGATTTAGACCTTCTGTAGTTATAACTGTAAATGAGTTATCGGCAGAAGATGAACTTTTAACTACTGTGTTGATAACAATATTAGGTTGTACGACTGTACCTCTAAGTTCATCACCAACGATTGCAGTCATCTCTGGAACTGTGATTGGCAATGTTTCTTTATATGTACCTGTCTTAACAAAGATAGTCGATGTAATACCTTGGTTAGCTGGAGGCAATCCAGTAGTAGAATGACTGGTGAACGCTGAAATAGGTAAAGCAAATAGAGCATTTATCGCATCGATAGCACCGGTTTCCAACGGATGATTTGCCGCATCAGTAATCTGCGGTACTCGGAGATCCACAGGTATGTTATTCAAGACCTGATAGTCGTTAATCGGTAATAATGGTGTGCTAGTGATCGCATTTTGTATCACTAAACTTTGTATCTTGTTAATAGCAGCAATGATGTACGGCATGACCGCTTCAGTTCCTGCATTGTAAAACTGTGTTTTTGATCCGTCAACAAAATATGCTAGAGTCTGCATAACTGTCTGACCGTTGCCGCCACGTCCTAGATCATATAAGACAGCTTCTAGAATAAATCCAGCATCTCTTCTTGTTTTTGTTTCGTCAAATACCGAGCTTGGAGTGAATCCGTCGAGCGAGTTAGCTTTGGCATATAACATATATTGCCACATCTCTTCGATGATCCAATCTCTATTCGCTTCAGCTAGATACCTAGCATTATGGAAGAAAGTTCCTTCTAGGATTTTATCGCAGGCATATTTGATTGTGGCAAAAGGCTTGTCCCATGATGTTCCGTGTTGTGTGTCATCTACACCTTGTGTAGTTGATACATAGAATACGTTAGTAATCTCGTTAATCGTGCTCCATGTAGGAAGTTTAGAACTGGCTTTTAGAACCTTATCTTTTTCACCTATCGCGATAGCTGTGTTTGTATAACCAGAAACATATGTTTCTAGGTCACCAAGTTGATTCATAGCATTCTTAGGAGCATGTGCTACTAGTTTGACCCAATACATATTAGCTGTATCTAGGTCAGGTCTATTCATTATGATATCAATCTTTGTACTAGCACTATGATTTCTTATGCAACGATAGGTAAAGTTTTGCCAGTAGACAACATCACCGACTGAATAAACTATAGGACTAGAATTGGTGCTGTACTGCCAACGAGCTAGATAGTTTAGACCCATAACCAACGGAGTCCAATAGACATAGTTAACACCTGTAAATGTAACCGTATCACCGTTGGTACTAACACCGTCTGGTCCTCTATCCATCACTAGGGTAGTTCCGTCAGTTACCTGTGAAACTCTTTGACCAATCGTAAAACCAGGTCCAGTAATGATCATTCCAGGACGGATAGCAGCAGTACTAGTCACTACCAATGTAGTTCCTGTAGCTGAAGTAACTGATGTTGAAACAACATATGAAGTAGGATCTGTATCGAGCTGTTGAGTTGTAGCAGGAACATCTTGTGCTGCTTCAAAAAGTATTCCACCTTTTCTTACTACATCGCCAATCTTATAAGATTGCATTCCATCCCATTCGGCCTTCATGTTGAAACCTTGAGTCAAGATAGACCAAGACAACGATGACATTGAAGGAATGTTATTTTGATTGTTTTCTTCTGTACAAACGTATGTGTATCCACCATAGATAACTACGTCACCTGGATTGTAGATAGCAAACTGACTCCATGTTGTTTGGAGTTCAAGTCCAGGCATCCATATCTGCCATTTTGTAGGATCAAATGTTATCGAAGAATCATATGTTCCTGATGTGTGACCAGCTGTACAAATATAAAGATCTGGACTACGATAAACGATATCGTTTAACTTATATCGTACATTAGACATCCATGTGCCTTTGTACTCTATTCCATTGTTAACTAATGACCATTTAGATTGATCTGATTCAAGTCCTGTGGCAACATCAACAGCAGAAATATGATTTGTATTACATTCGTAGACGATTCCGCCATACTTGACGGTGTCACCTTTGCCGTATACTGTATTAGGAGTCCATGCGTTGTCCCACTTAGTAAAGGTAGATAGCGTTACCCATTTGCTAAGATCGATCTGAGGCTGTGGATTGTTTGAGCTGGTATGACTCTCTGAACAGACATAAACTACACCGCCGTAGGTGACAATATTACCTAGACTGTAATAGGTATTGGAGGTCCACTCTTGTTTCCAGGTCTTACCATCTACCGATAGTTCCCAATATGGAGTAATAGCACCCGAAGGTGTTACGTGTGCTAGGTCATTATAAAAATCGCTAGCATTATGTGGAATAAGACATATGTATGTCTTACCATTATACTGAACTACGGCGTCTCTGTTATAAAACTCACCAGTAACCCACTGTCCTGCCCAGTTATATCTTAATCTCGCTATCTTAAACTCTGCTGCCATTTTTGTGTTTTCCTAAATATTTTAGACTACCGGTGGCATGATCTGACTTGGATCATACTCATAGGCCTGGTTAACTCTTACTGCCAACTCTCCTTTGGCTGTGATATAATAAAAAATATTCTTGTCATCCCAACGATATTGATCGTAGAACAGATTTTCATATGGTCTGCTATGGTCTTGGGCTGTTCTTCCATCAAAAAAATCAACACCGTATTCAAAATCTTCGTAGTTCTGGGCATTAGGTCCGGGAACATTAATAATGATCTTTTCTGTAGAGTTGATCTGATCAATCTTAGCAAAATAAAGATTGCCTGCTTCATCTCTACGAAGTGCAAGGAAATATCTCGGGTTACCTGTACCAAGTATGTCTGCGGTTGTAATCTGTCCAACGTAACTCATTTATATCTCCTTAGCTGATCTCTACGTAACTTAATACTAGATCAACACTATCATCGGTATTTGTAGTTATAACTATTGCTGTTTGCTCACCTAACACTAGACGTTCGCCGCCATTGACTACTCGCAAACTCTGGTTGGGCGGTATTACAGCATTCTGTATGTAATACGCAGAAGTAGCCGATACGCTATCTTCTAGGTGTATGCTAGCTAATACGATACTGCTAGTAACATTTGTAAGGCTGATTCCTACTATCGTAGTTTTAACACCAGCGTCTGTAGTCAATACTGTAGTTGGCGCTGTTCCTAAGTTCGATTGTAAAACGTTTTTAAATGCTGTTGGCATAGTTCTCTTATCCTAATATGATCACTAAAGACAGCGCGATGTCTTGTGCTTGTGCTTGACTGACAGCACCTGCAGCACCTGCAGGGCTAGCCCATGTTAATCCATCCCATACTTCAAGTGCTTTTGACTGAGTGTTATATCTTGTCATACCTAGAACTTGATTGTTTGGACGTTGAGCGTTGGTTCCAACCGGTGGAACAAAACCGTTAGTGCCGGCAAACTTGACGTAACCTGTTCCTGTTTGTACTATCTGGCTGATAGCACCAGATAATACGTTAGTGATAGTGTTGTCAACTACCTTGAAGTTACCTAATCTTATACCACCGGTACCATTACCGTTGATAAAGAGATCTTGTCCTGTTGGTGTACTGATTGTGTTACCAGTAAAGTTAATATTGCCGACATTGAATGTTGGAGTATTAAAGTTATCAGTGAACAAGTTTGTGGCATACACGCTGCGCCATCTCTTTGAAGGACTTCCTAGACTGTATGCGTTGTCGGTTACAGGCAGAACGTTGCTGTTA